CACCCGGCTGGAGGAGTTGCAGAGGGACATACGCAAGGCGGAAAGAGAGCTGGAAAATGAAATCGAACGGACAGGCAACCTGTTTTGAATTACTACGGATAAACCTATCTTTGTTTCATAATAACCATCAATGTATGAGTGAAATTATCAATATTGTCCTGCGATTAGACAAAATTCCACGCGATAGAATCAGGGAAGTCGCGCGTCAGGACGGCAAGGTGGGAATGGTTGTTAATTTGTCGGTCATTGCCGTCAAAGGAGGCGTAGATCAGTATGGGAACAGCCATTTTGTCGTTGTTCGTAAAACTAAAGAAGAGTTCGACGCAAAAGCGCCCACCATCTTCTGCGGCAGTGGGCGGAAGGCCAAACTGAAATCAGAATCCCCGTCCACCGGACACGTCAGCACAATAAATGAAGATGATTATCCGTATTAAATATAACGAAATATGACCGAGGAATTACAAAAATTGCTCTGTACGCTCGAAATTGTCAAAACCAACGTCAAAGGGCGCCACTGGACACTGAAAGGAGAGAAATTCCGCTCGTGGCATTTGCAGTTCGATCAAATATACGATGTTTTGAAAGAGGCAAGCGATACGGTCGGGGAATTGATTGTACAGGCTGGAGATGTCCCCTTTCATGCGCCCTCGCAGTTTCTGCGGCATTCGATGTGCGAGGAGCAGTTAAGCGTCGTGGACTGGCGAAATATGGTAGCAGACACCGACCGTGAACTGGGTGAGATCATCCGATTCATTAACGACACTGTGCGGGCCGGTATTTACGATCCTTCCGTAGAAAACGATTTAACGGCAATTTCTTCGAAACTGAAACACGAGCGGATGTTCTGCTCGCAAACATTGGAATAGACTATGAAACGAATTATTTTTCCCCTTTTTGCCGTATTTGCGGCCACAGCGCTTTGCTGCGCTCAAAATCCGAATGAGACGCGCGTTGTCAAAGACGCTTCCGGACGCGTGAAGTACACCGTCCACAAAACAGGGGATCGGGAAATAATCAAGGATTCGAAGGGAAAGGTCGCAGGCACGACACGCGAAACGAAAGACCGCAAATATTACTACAATTCAAATGGCTCGTCGGCAGGTACAGAAACCAAACGGGAACCGACAAGCAGACAACGGGAAAGACATAATACAGCAAGTTCTAAATCGAACGACCGGAAGTGATTGGGTTCGGGAGTACCGCTTCCATCCCAAAAGGTTGTGGCGATTCGACTATGCGTGTCCGCAGCATAAGGTTGCAGTGGAGATCGAAGGCAATATTTTCGCTTTCGGACGCCATAACAGACCTCTGGGAATGGTCAAAGACATGGAGAAGTATAATTCGGCTACATCATTGGGCTGGAGTGTCCTGCGGTTTACGCCTCCGACAACCAGAGAGGAGTTGTCGCGCTTCGGAACCACAGACTGTATGGATTTAATCGCAGATGTGCTGAAACAAAAAGAGGGGTATTAAACCCCTCTTTTTTTCATACCCCAATAATCGTATCGTGCATTTCTATACCGGGATCATTGGTCGTTATAGGTGGTTTTGCAAAATTAAATAAGGCCGCGACAAATCCATTCGAACCTATTGTGATTTTGAACAAATAATTGGAGGCGGATGTAAATATCGATGACATATAACCATTCGGATAATTACGCCGAATCATTGCAAGAAACTCCGTCGCTCCCGGACCTGCTATAGTCCCAAGCACCATAGAAGCATTATTTGTTGGGGCAGCAACTTTGGGGGAGGAATATTTTATATGCCAAATATTACTGTGAGATTCCTTATATACGGTTAATTTGCCGTCAAGGAACGTATATGATGAGAAAGACGGGGCTGCACGGGATATTCGACTAACGACATCTGACCCTAATTTACTGAATGCAACTGATTTGTCTGCAATATTATCAGTTGCTACCGCTCCATCCTGAAGCTGGGAGGTGCCGATGCTATTTGCTGCCATACTCCTATTCTGGATCGTACTGTCCGCAATATTATCTCCTTTTACGACCTTATTGCCCAGCATCGTATTCGTGATGAAGCCCGCCGGTATGGTGAGGCCCTCGGATGTCGGGGTGAAAGTTTTCCAGATGGCGATATTGGCAGCGGTAAAGGCTCCTACGGTGTTACCGGACGTTCCCCCACTGGCAGATACGGAAAGTTCGCAAGAAGTATAGGCATAAAAATCTGTCCCTTCTTTCGTGGTTCGAAGCGTTGTATTTGTCTTTGTTGCGATGAGATAGCCTCCCAGTGTCAAATTGTTATCAGAGCGGAAGCCGTATATGTCGCCCTTATAATAGATATATCCGGGCGTTACCTGATTGTCACCAACCGTATCGAATCCAGACAGAATGGCGATGTCTTTTACAATGCTGCTTGTGGAAGTATTATACGAATTATGCCGGGTAGTAACCTTCGCCAATGTCTGAATCAAAGATGCAAACTTTGTAAGGTCAGAAATATACACGGGATTACCCCCAGAAGGTGCAGATGTCAAATATTCAAAAACAGCCATATTATATTGTTTTTAGTTTCACTTCGATACCATATAGTAACATCGCGTTCAAATCGGCTATGAAATCATCATAATCATTGCTGTCCGCCAGTTCTTTGGGAATAATAACAATCGTGGAGTTACCGGACAAAGACCCCTCCGTATAAAAATAAGTCGGGGTATTGGCGCCCCCGGAAGAATACATATATACAGGAACAGCCTCCTCCTCTCCGGCAGTATAAAAATAGATCATATTCACACTATTAACCTGGATGCTTATTCGTCCGTATTGCCCGTAATATTTATTCAGTATAGCCAAAACTTGTGCCTGTCCATATTGACAAGCTGCTATCGCGTATGATTTGCGGCGGCTTCTGTCCCAGCTTTCCAAAGCAGGTGATAGAGGGAATAATAAACTTAACACGAAGCGGTACAAGGTATTCAGACGTGGCGGTTGATAAACTTTACTTCCGTCCGTAAGGCTAATCTCGTAGAGATACATAGAAACACCGTCACGGATATTCATATATATCTTCTGCACCACACGCGAAGCATCGATGGTGCGGACCACTTCATATACTCCTTCCGTTCCCGCCGGAGGAGCGGAAAGAATTTCTGTGGTGCCGTCTTCATACCTGACTCTGAACGTCATTTCGGCACCCTGCTTGATTCGGGCTTTGAAGACGTACGGAGTATTCGGCTTGTATTTTATCTGGCCGCCGAAACAGTCGGGGACCGTCGAAACCTGGGAGGCGTTAGTTGCGGCAAGCCCGGCTTGTATAAGTTTGCCCCAATTGACATACAAATATGTTCCGTCCGCGTCCGCCCCCGAAGTTACGACATCCGTAACGCCCTCTTTCGCGCTATTCCACTCCCAGATATATTCTCGGGAAACCAGATTGACAGTTTCCATACCTCCGGAAGTAAGGGCATAATTAGGCCGTAAAAGTTGATATGCAAGCTTCGGTATGTCTATGGCTCGTAACATCACACTGCAGATATATAGATGTCGTTTTTTCCCGTTGGCTCTACCGGATTAACACTTTGCATCTCCACCAATTCACGGGCAAAGTTGAAATATCCTGCTGGAATGGTTATTTGACCATTGACAGGAGTAATCGGATCTTCCTCACTTGAATCCATAACGGATATATTATTGAAATAGGCATCACGAACACCCGGAGCGCTTTTTATTGCAGATTCTATATCGTTTACATACAGTGGATCGTCACCACGTAAATCTGCTTGAAAAGACAAAAAAACGTCTTTGATCTGTTGGGTGATAACCGATAAAGAATATTCTTTGGAATAACGGATGTAGAGGGAAGTGCAGTTCAGAACTGCTGGTTCTGCACTGGTAATCTGCATCTGAAACCCCAATGGGAGAAAGCTGTTCATATAACCCGAAAAAGACTGTAACTCGCCTGCAAGCAACGGCGTAATATAACCGTCATTGTCGATCTTCGCTACCTTCATGACAATCAGGCCATTGTCCGTGGACGAGATGGCCAACTGTTTGATGATCTGCTGATCCGGATTTATTGTCGCATATCCATATCGATATGTTTGGGAATCGACGATGGTCAGGGACGCCCCATATTGGAAGGCAAGAGCCGTATCGATATAATATTGACGTCCCATTACCTTTAAGGAACGGGCAGACGATTCGACCGTTTGTTCTGAATTGCTGATCTCCAACTTGACAATATTTAAGACCGACGCAACCGTTGATATAATTCGATTCACAATGGACGAGGAACTCGTATTATTTAGGATCGGCACCAGTATTTTAATATTCGTGCGTATATCGTCGTAAAAACTCATCAGTCACTAATAGTTAATATTTGATTATCTTGTGTTTGGAAATAGCTCCCTTCCGCCCTAATAAAATTAGGGGCCAAAGCCGAGGATATTTCGTCAAATAACGCATTGAGATCAGCATCAGGAATCGAAACACTGTTTAGCGGGTGTTCCTCCATTACCTCCGTTGCGGCATTGTTACGAACGATGTCCGATACGGTCAGCCGCTGCCCGGCATACAGCGTAGGTGTATAGCTGTCCAGATCGTTAAGGTCCAGATTCTCATCCAACGCATACAGGGAGCCGTTCGCATTGATACATACGTCGTAAATCGTTTCTCCGCCTTTAACCACGTAATCCATTCCTATTCTCCTGCATATTTGGCCCCTATTTGGAAATCGTACAGCCCGTCGCTATTTCGGGAATACAGGATGGAAATCTGGGATGCGCCATCTTCCCTGATCTGCGATTTGGCCCGGGTGACGATGCGCTGTACCTCCCCGTCGGTGATATTATAAGCCCTTTCTTCCATCGCTGTTCCGTATTGGGGCTGGAATATATTCACGCAGGATTTGATGAAAAGCAGTTGGGCGTTTTGCTGGCTGCATGTCGAAGCGACCGCAAAATCCCCTCCGTCGTCACCCTGTACTACGGCAACGTCATTCCTGACAAAATCCCATCGAATATCCTGCATACGCTACAAATATAGGTTTACCTTACGAAGCCGATACATAAGTCTGCCCCGCCTGCGATATTTTAACTATCACCGTCCCGGAAGCCGGATTCCCGCCGGAAGTTCCGGAAACGGTGATTTGAACCTTGTCCCCCTCCAGCACCGCAGGCTGCCCGTCGATCCTCACTTCCTGCGCCGAACCTGTTATCTCTCCTGTTCCCGTGCCGTTCCCATCCGTTACGGCTGTAGCTTTCGTAACGTTGATTGTCAGCGATCCCCGGTAACAGGCTTTGCCGGCTGCCTTCGTCGTCGTGCTCGGCGATGTGGTGATCTGCGCCGTCGCCGCCGGGGTACACTCCAGCGTACACCCTTGAACAGCAATATACTTTCCCATCAGGTTATCGTTAAATGGCCGTTGTTTATATTCACTTCAGAGCCAGATATAATCACACTATTCGATCCTTGTTGCAGAGTTAGCTGGCTATCTGCCACTCCGATTCGTGACTGTAATTGACCGTTACGATATAGGGCTAAATTAGCAGCAGTCTTATTAATATTGAATCTGGTATAATTGTTCTCATCCGTCCCCCGAAATACGGAAACATATGTGTCATTTACCTTTATGTAATCGACCGCCGGATCACTCTCAAAGTCAAATTGCAAGCGTAGTTCTTCTACCTCCGTCATCGCCACGACAAATGACAGTTCCGGCCGGTCTTCGACAAAACCCACGATAACGACCGATCCGACTTTGGGGTATAATAGAGCGTTAGCATTACCGCCCTGTATGGGCGCGAGGCTTATGTCCGGTAAAGTAACCTCGCTGTCGATGCTAACGCTCATAGTGTTCGTTTCCGTGTCCACTTCTTTGACCGTGCCATACACAAAAGCCACAGTCTTACTTCTGCCTATCAGATTACGCAGATCGCGCCCCAATGAAGCCATCATCTTGTTGAATTTCTCCTGTCCCATATCACTATTGTCCCGTAAATACGAGGGTTTTATCAGTTACCGTTAGCACCTGGTGAAATCCCTCTTCATCGCACCGGTAAGAGTGCCCTATTACATAATATCCCCCCGACAGATCATCGAAAAGGGTATCTTTATATTGTACATAATCGAAAAGCCGAACCGTCGGATATAACATCGTCGTAATGGTACCCTTGTTGCTGTTGGTACGCAGGCCCGACAATGCGGCATCTCCTACTTGCTTGGCGATCTCCCCGTCCCGGCATTTGATATACGGCAACGACACCACCTCTCCGTTATCCGCTCCCGTTTCGTATTCGTAGAGCTTCCCGCCGCTGATGTATTTAACCACCACGCGATACTTGTCGAAAAAGCCGTTATTGATACTGATGTCCCGATCTATGACATTGACCGAAGTATCGAGCTGCACCGTTTCTTTGGCGTTCTCCGTAATACCTACACCGCAGTACAGCCTGCCGTCGGTATCTATACGAGAGTAGAGATTATACATCCCCATAACTCGCTCCAGTGCGAAAAACGGCGATATGCCTTTCCAAGTAGAAAGAACGAAGCTGCCTTCCATAGACTTGTCATCGACGGTAAGCCGGTTCCAGTCATCCGCCAGCTTCATGCTGTCCCGGTACTCCTGAAATTTGGGGTTGGCGACCTCGATGATCTCTTGCATCATCGTCTTCACGGCGGTTTCCTGCGTCCAGCTTTTGGCAATCGTGCCGAAACGCAGGACAAAAGCGCCGTCTTCGCACTGTATCTGCGTCGGAAAACCGCATACTACATTTTTCACGAAGCCGTCGAAAGCGACGATCTCCGGCATTTCGTAGCCGTTGAATCCACAGATGTAACGCAGTTTTACAACTACGTGCGCTCCCATTATAATTTGGGCATCCTGTTGGTCTATACGGATGTATGATTTGACGTTTTTACCGATCGCATCCCCCGATGACTTCTCTTTGAGAATCGTATAAAACGGCATACGGATATTGGCGGTACCGAATATGTTGTCCCGCGAATCCTCCGTAGTGAACGAAGTAAAAGGACCTATGGAGCGTCCTTCGATGAAAACTTCATTCTTGCAAATAAAGTAATTGCCGACAATCTTGCCGCTCATAGCTTACACGTTGGTTTTAGCCGTCGGAGGTTCCGCCTGCGCCCCGTCACTGTTTTCGACGTACAACAAGGCGTAATCCGTATTTACCTCCAGCAGATCGAGGCTTACCTCCCATATTGTAGAACCTCGCTCCGGGGTGACGGAATAACTCTCCAATACGACATTGAAGATATTAAACTTGTCATTGAGAATCGGATTCTCAATTTCAAATACCCGATCTTCAGCTTTGATCTGCCGGAATAATTCAGCCAACTCTGCGGCAATACCATACCCTATTTCCTTATTGATGACAACATCCGACGATAGCTTATAAGGATTCAGCATATCGACAGAGTTCGGTTTGGATTCCAGCTTGAACGAAATATTAACGCTTGTCGGTTCATTGGCAATTCGTTCGAAAATCGTAGGTCCATCGACAAGTTGCGAGCGGCTTATCAGCTTACTCCCTTGTATGGAAATATCGAATCCGACAGGCATCAGATACTCATCGAAAGCGATGTAATAATCCGTTGTCGGTTCCGTCCGATCTAATTCTTCGGATGTAAAAATAGGTCTATTGAGTGTCGAGCGGTCGAAGCGCGATTTGGCGACCTGATTCAACAGCTCTTCCGGTGTCGGCTTTCCGGTTCTCTGACTTCCTCCATTGGTAAATACCTGCCGCCATACTCCCGTTTCGGCAAGGACGAGTTTCGTAGCGGACATCCCGCTGTCAATGGCATCGGCAACAGGTCCCGTAATACCGCTAATAGCTCTCCCCGGTATAGAAACGACCTCTTTCGCCGAATTTATAGTGCGGTCGATCTTACTCTCGGTACTGGTTTCGTTTGCTATATTTGCCATATTACGTTACACTGGTTGCATTGTTCAATGCGATCGTCAATCCCCGCACTACTACCTCCTCGATCTTGGGTTCCAACTTGCGGCCCAGCTCCTCGATGTTCTCTACCGAGGCGATGTTTACCGACATATTGACGATCTCCTTGTTGAAATTGATGAAAATCGCTTTGGAACCTTTGGAAAGATTTTTAATCTTTTCTGCGTCGGCATCTGCTTGGGCTTTCCACGCGTCTTTGTGCTTTTGTTGTGCCATTGCCCCGGAAAGCGCGGCCCACAGATTTTTGAATCCTGTTTGCGATATGGCGGTTTTATACTCTGTCGGATTGTTTTTGTCATCTTCACGACCCATTAAGATCGTCGGAATAACTCCATCAAAAAACCAATCGCCACGCCATTTTTTACCCCATTTAATCGGGTCCCATCTGAAATTACTTTCGTTAGCGGTGAATTTCTGGATAAAATCCGGAGCGTTGAATATCCTGTAAGCTAATGATTTGTCAAATTTTTTATTTAATATTTTAGCCCAAAGAGCGTATTGGTTTACAATGCCGTCGATATTATTTATGTAAGTACTAAATGCGGAATTTTTATTGCTTTGGGCCGCCCTTTCATCTGCATCATCCCGTGTTCCCATTATCCACTCCTTGTGTGTTGTCCCCGTTGCAGGATCATACGACCAGGTAGGACGCGGACCTCCCGAAAGTAGATCAACGGTAGCCCCGATTCCCTTTGCAATATACCCTATGGCGTTTGCAAATCTATCCAGCTCCCTAATGAACGAATCCAATTTTACCCCGACCGCATCGACATCGATATTGCTTACCCAGCTCACGATCTTATCGCCCAGCCAGCTATACAGTTTCTCGTTGGCTTGGGCGATCTTGTCCCAGTAGGGCGAAAGGCCGTCGGCAATACGCATCCAGAAGTTTTCTTTGGCCAGCGCGATCTGTCCCCTGGCCTTCATTACCGGATGCGATTCGACAAGCTCGTTGAACTCATCCAGCACCGAGCGCAGGTTGCTTTTGTTCTTGAGCCAGTCGCGGTAATCGCCCTGAACACCCCGCTCCTCCATCATATTCATCGCCAGCTTGCCGATGAACGGAGCCTGCCCGACCAACTCCCGGATGTCCCGAATACTCGGCACGGCCTGCCCTAACAACTGCTGCAAATTGACATTCACGCGCTCGAAGCTCAAACCGCCCACGTGAGCGATCTTGCCGACAACTTCCGCCAGGTGCGACGCCTCCTCCGGGGTCAGCTTCTTGCCGTCCACGTTCAAGCCCGTAAACATATTCATCGCATTCAGCATCCCGACACGGCTGAAACCATATTCGGCCGCTAACTGCGTCGCACGGTTCAGCGTCGCCTGGTAGTTGCCGCCCAACCCTTTCTCCGCCATCCGCATCTGCATAAGATTGGAGGCCGCCTCCGCCATATTGTTCGAGTTCAACATCCGGGTGCCGACCAGAAGAGGCAACCCGGAGGACGCCAGGCGCCACGCGTGCACACCCATCCATATTTTAGCGGCCCCTATAGCTACTTGACCGAACGCACCGAGGGCCGGGATAGCTTTTCCCACGACACCCGTCAGTGAGGTAAAGACTTTCCCCAGATTGACGGCATTATACCGCAAGCCGGAGAAAGAGGAAACATTGTTGAAGAAGCTGTCCTGAAAGGTCTTGACCCGCTTTTGGAATACGCTCAAACCGTTCTGCCAGCCCGCCTGCGAGAAGCGCCACTGTCCGAATTGGCGCAGGTGCCAGCGAGCGCCGATGTTGAGCCGCTCCTCCAGATTGCGCTGTTTCCACTTTCGCGCCGAGCGAGCAATAATATCCTCTTCCGAAAGTTTTGGCCGCCGGTGGCCTCCCCCGGTGGTTATGTCCTTTGCCGCTTTCTTGAGCGTTCCGAGCTTGGCAATCGTAGCGTCCAACTGCGAATCATCGACCCGCAGCTGGAGCTGAATGCTATATACCATATTACCTGCCATCAGTTTCTCTTAAAAGGTGCAAAAAGGATTGAATCGATGATTACCAGAGCCGCAGTATAATACTTGTCGATGTCATAGGCCGACATCTTATCTTCCAGTCCCATAATCGGTTCATGGAAGATATAGGACACGACCATCTTTTTGTAAAGAAGCGGATCGCCGTCCGTGATGTATTTCTTCAGCTCTTCGGTTATTGCTGACGCGGGGCCTCGTCTTCTGCCAGCAGGCCCCAAGTCGCTAAAAAACGGTTGAGGTCCTCCTGCACCTCTTTACTGCTGAACAGGGAAATGCAGGCCATCATATCGTTCTGAAGGTCTTTAACGACCTTTTCGTCGTCGATGGTCATCTTGACGAAACGACAGGCAAGATCGGCCGTTTCGTCGAGGTCACGGCCAGCCTGAATAAGCGACAAGCCAAACTTGGTATGTTCGACGCTCGTCCTGGAAAGACGGCAAACATTAACCGTTGCGGATGTTTCGATCTCGACAAGGCCGCCTTTGCCGTCCGCACCCCGTTTGAAATAGGTGACTTTTACGGGATAGGTAGTGATAGGATTTGTTCTGGACATAATTTAATACATTTTTAGTTGTTAATAAAGGGGCGGCACAACCGTCCGCCCCGATGATTTTTCAGACCAGTGGCACGATGTTGCGCTGCACGCCTGTACCTCGCAGGGACAAGGAGCCGGTCGTTTCGACATCATTGCGGTTCACGCTGCCGCCCTGCTCCTGCACCATCGCATTGAGAAGCGTATAGACAACGGTGCGAGGCGTCGCCAATCCTTTCATCGCATAGCTCCACGAGATGCTGAAAGGTGCAAGCTGATGCATGGCCGCGATCTGCTCCGTTACGGGCAGCGTAGCGTTAATCGCATCGATAAGGGTCTGCTGCTCGCCCTCCTGAAGCGAAAGGTTGGCGGTATAAGTAGCATTCGCTTTCTTGATACCAATGGGATCTACGGAACCGATGGCGAATATCTCCTGAATATTCTGACTGAACGTATAGGACAGCTCAGTGCCGGTATCGATAGACAGGCAGGTGCCGTTCGAGAGCGTGAGGTACATCTGCACCTCACTGCTCGCTACGATTATATCCTGATGATTCATGTTCTGTACTACTCTAAAGATGTTACGAAGAAAGTGGTGATAAACGCCTCCCGCAGCGTGGCATTGGGCAGGATGCGGATCGTGATTGCGAAGGCCCGACTTTTCACGAAGTTACCGTCTTTGGCCTCCAAAGTAACCTCTATCTCGCTCGCATCTCCGCGCGACAAACGCGGCTGAATATAGTTGCTGCGGAACGTAGCCAGAATCGCCGACTTGTACCCGGCATCGATGTCACCTGAAGCTGTAACCGGAACCTGGGTATTGATGAGCTGCTGGAAATAGTACTCCGCATCGTCGCACACTCCGTTTGCAACACGCACGAACTCAATAGCTGACAAGGCGTTAGTCGATTTATTGAGTGTAGCACCGTCATTGTAGTAAACGCCGCTGTTGCCGGGACGGGTGCGGGAGAAAAGGTACTGCTTGGCCCCGATGTCGTCGATAACACTCCGAGATACGACAGCGACATTGGACGCTGCATCCGCTGTCGTGGCATTGACGAAATAATCAACCGGGCTTACGCTTCCCAAAGTCATCTGACCGATGGACTGCGCCGGATTGATCCCGGCAAGAATACCGAGAGCGCGGCCTACGTCGGCGGTGTATGTCGGATCGGGAGTTGTCAGAGCCAGTGCAACGCCATAGGCATTGTACGTATCGCCACTGGGCAAATTGTTAATATCCTGCCCGATACGTCCGGCATCCAGCACCGCGACCATACGATAACTTTCCGCGAACATATCCTGGATCAAGCCTTGTACATTCTGGATTGCTCCCTTACTTTTCGTCAAATCCTCCGCAAGACCGGAATCCGGAACTGCGGTATTGCTGGGATATACGAACCCGATAAGGCGCGGTCTGTTATCCCACAGCGTAGCGGTGGTTTGTCGGATTGCCTGTTTAATAGCGGGCATCTGTATTGCTGAAATACCTTTTTCTGCCGAATAATCATAGCCTATCAGCCACAATTTAGACCCGCTCCCTGCCTTCGAGTAAAACTCCGAAACCTGGAATTTGGCTCCAGCGTCCAAAGTGGAATAACCCTCCAGCTCCTGCGCTTCTTCCAAAGAAGCAACCAGGACGGGGGTGTCTATAAGAGGAGAGGCCGAAGATACGGGAAGCACCAGCATCGCCACCCCTTCATTAGATGAAGAAGTGCCGATCGCAGTGTCCTGCAATTCGACGGTTACACCTGTTCTTGCCATAATATCGAATTTTACTGTTATACTTTAGATGCCGATTTACGCCCCGATTTAGCGCCTTCTTGTCCGGAATTGCGCCGACGGGCAAGTTCGGCCCTCGCCTCTTCCAGCGTCATAGAAGGAACTTCGGCTTTTTGCTTCTCAGAATCCGGGGAGGCATTGCGTGCGCTCATGGACTTGGCGAACTGCGCGTCAAACATCTTGTCGAGTTCTTCACAAGTCAAAGGCTCCTTTCCTTTCTCTATTGAGCACCACCGAACCTGCTTATGGACCCGAAGGGCGTCGGTCATACGGGATTCTGCCTGCCACTGCTGACGATACATATTCCCATCATCCGTAATGAAGACCTTTCCGAATTTCGCCGTAACGATCAGAAGGTTTTCAAAAAACTCGTCTTTATAGTTTACCATAGTGGATAATTTTTCTGATTGATTAACATTTCCCGGCCCATTAAAAAGGCCGGGAAACACAAAAATTAGGGTTCGGGCGCTATATATTTAGCCGGTACGATGTTCACGATACCTTTGCCGCCCTTACGAGCGCTACCGGCACCGAAACGCATATCCATCGAGAACTTCCAGCCATACGAGTTCGGATCGGCAACGACATGTACGTTCGTGTTGCCCATCGCCAGAATAACCTGCGAGGGGATGAAGCTAATAGCCAATCCGTATGCAGTAGCGGCCAGTACCGGCGCGGTATATTCCGGAATGGTACCGTTCGCCTGAACCTTGCCGTCGCAGTAAAGTTCAGGATCGACAACCTTCGATGTCGCCGTGTCGTAGGCCGAAGTTGTCGAACGCGACATGAAGTTGAAGGCAGAGTACTTGCCCAACATCGGACGCATCTCACCGGCAGTTTTGGTCAGCAGGCTCGTGAGGTACGGATTCGAAAGAAGTTGCTCCATGTAGGCGGCATCCATCACACAGTCGATGTCACCATCCTTGATGTCGTAGTTCCAGTTCACGAACTTCGTCTGCGCCTTGATAAGGTCGTTGGGCGATAGCTCCAGCAGGTCACCTGCCGCCTTCGAGTTCACGGGGAAAGCATCGGCTGCGGCGAAATGCTTGACAGTGCCATCAGCAGCAACACCCGACATCGGGACACTTGCGCCCGCACCTTCCGCAATCTTCTGGAGGGCGTAGTTGTGGATGGCGTTCACCATGAAGCGCACGGCTTCGCTCTGCCCCCACGAACGATCGTCGTAGGCGAGGATGTCGGTATTCGCCGCCTGCCAGAGAATAGGCTGAAGGGAGAAAACCTTGGTGACAAGACCAATGGGGTCGTCATCATAGAGGTAGTCAGCCACGTTCAGCGGAGCACGGTCGCCGTAGTAGATTTTCGGACTGATCGCCGATTCTACCCAGATAATACCCTGCTTGTCCGAACCGCTGGTGCGGGCGCAACGAGCCGCCCAGGTGTTGGCCGGGAGCAACTGTTGGTAGAAGAGCGAAAGCCACTCGACGACGGCCAGGTCCGGGGATGTCGTGACGAAATCCGAGGAGTTGGCGCCGGAGGCCAACTTTACGGCAGTGCGTTCCGCGATCGTCGAGAGTTTTTCGTACCGGCCTTCGCCATTACGCACATTGATATTGCCCATGAAAGCCTTGAAGCCTTCATCTGAGCTTACGATAGCTGCAAGCTCCCGGGCGGCTTCCACTTTCGATGCGTGCTCCGGACGGCAAACGTCCGTAGGCGCGACAGTAAGCAGCCGTGCCGCAGCGTTGAATTTCGTCTTGCCTTCAGTTGTGGCAAGGAATTGATGGAGTGTTTTGTTCGTTTCCATACTTGCTTTCAGGTTGATTTTGTGGGGATCGATGATTTGTGCCTTGCCCGCCTCACTCGTCGCCTCCTTATGCTGCACACTCGCCTCCGCAGCTGATGCCAGGGTCGTGGGTTTAGGCTCGGGTTCCGGCGCTTTCTGCGGTTCAGGCTGCTTCTCGGCCTCTTTTCCAGCCGCTCCGAAAAACGACTTCAACTTGGTTACGATCTTCTCGGCGATACTCTCTGTATCTTCCGCATTAAGCGTTCGAAGCTCTGCCTCGTTTTCTGCCGCAGGGACAGGCTCCGCAGCGGACAAAGTAGTCGCCTCCTTTGCGGGGTCCTCCTTCTGGATCGTCCCGTCTTTAGGGTCTTCTTGCGTCATGTTGCTTTTGTATTTATTGATAAGTGAATGATCTTTAGCCGACAAGGTTGTTATGCGTTCCGTCTGGCTGGGCGCGAACTCCGCAGCGAGCATAACCTTTTCGCCCTTGAAATCCGAAACCGCATCGGAATTGGACTGGAGAGAGCATAACGATACTTCATATACAAGGAAGTAAGTCGCATATTTAACTCCCGTGGATTCGTCTTCTATCTCCCGGCTGACCCCTCCGATGGAAACAGCCCTGTAAAATCCGTTTTCGTACAGGTATTTCGCCGTTTTACCCCGCTCCGTCCCCTCGGCAAATTTCAAAGTACCGATCCAGTCGTTGCCTTCCCGGTGAATATTTACGACATTTCCGATAGGTTGGCTATCCCAATCGTGATTCTCCAACAGCACCGGATTCTTTTCATAACGCGACCAGTCGATACCGTCGGACAAAACGACCATATCATAATCGTTGATCGTTTCGTTACTCAATACCTGCCTTAACTCTGCCATACAAAATGCGTAATTTCCTGCCCAAATATAGGTTTACCTTTGATTGCTAAATAAACCTCCCGCAACGGAAAAAATATTTTTCCGACATACCAGCACAAGAACAGCCAAGACGATCCAAAATCCCTTCATCTGCGTCTGCTGCCACCACGTCAATTTACGTTCAACCTCGACGATATCCGTATTCACCCGATCGCGGTAAATCATACTGTCCCGATATATCACCTCTTTCTCTGTTGGTATGGGCTTTTTCTGCGGCTTATTTGCCAGCGAGTGGAACAACGCCCCGTCGGGAGTTATTAGAGCGTCAGAAACGGCGTATGACGTTTCCAAATGGCTCGTTGTATCTCGGACTGTCTGACGCTCACTTTCAATCGGAACCTTGACAAACACCGTGTCCGGGATATACTCGGTACGAACGACGGTTTCGACCCGCACACTGTCCTGCGTCGAGGTCGTCAAATGACGACAGGGACAACAAGCGACAGCGAGCACCGTCGCGATTCCGCAGAGTATGACCTGCTGCAGCTTCATCGGGTCATCGGAATATAGATGGTCTCTCCGGCCGGTTTGGACAACAGTTGTTTTCGCTGCCTCCCATCTTGATTCTTATACCCGATATGCACCCAGCGAGGCACTCCAGCGGCATCCTCGTTTTCCGAAATCATCTGATCGAACCGCTTGCCCCGAAGCCATTCCCGGCAGAACGACTTGAACTCCCGGAGCCGTCCGTTGTTAGGCACCAGATCGACGGCCCAGCCGACGCAATGCGCCGAGGTCGCCGAACCTTTGACGGCCTTGTTCAGTCGATAACCTCTATATCCGGACGAAACGGTCAGGGCCGGAGTTCCCCAATGTTCGTTCGCACACAACACGGCCCACGCCTCCCGCAGCGGATCGATCAGACGGTCGATCATCTCTTCAAGGTTGCGGCGATGTTCTTCCGTCGGCGCATTGTCCAAATTCATCTTTCGGGCCGTTGCCGAATAAGTGAGTTCCTGTAAAGTAAAATGTTTCATTTCGACTGCTGTTTTTTGGATTCTTCCCGCGTACGGTCGAGCGTGCGGAGCAATTCGATAATATCTTTGGGGTCTTTGGCGTGCGCCAATTCAGCCACGATGTCGCCGATCTTCGCTGCCGACGACCGAGCCGCCCGGAGATTCTCCCGCACGCTCCACGCCTCGATACACACGGCGATCACGGCTGACACGGCCGACGCATAGGGCATCGACCAAATCCCGAACAACAGTCCCAATACATCGACGCACATGAACAGCGCCGTCACCTTGCCGTAGTCCCCAAATTTGGTAAAGGTGCGGCGAAGCCCGTGAGAATCGATCGGCAGCTTCAATGCCCGCGCCTTGCGAATCCCGGCCCGCATATCGACCATTACGGCGATAAACATAACAATCCAGATGATAATTTCCGCCAGTGCAGCCCGGCGGACCGTCAGTATATCCACACCGAAAATATCGGCAACCCCGTCAAACATCACAACCACGATTATCCCTCCCAAAAGGTATATTTCTCTTGCATGCGGGCTATATATTCATCTCGCTCCCCGGCCGTGGCATCGCGCCACGTCCCGGATTTCTCCCCGGGGAGTTTTACTCGTCGGGTAAGGTAAAGCCGCTCTTCGTCCGACACCTCGGCGGCCTGGGTGATGTAACCGCCCTCATCGGCGATCTGCTCCGTAAAAGTTGTTTTCTGTTCTTTCATAGCAAATTTTAGTTTATGCCGTAGCGAATGAAATATGTTTGCCCTGAGCCGCCGTATTGACCGCATACCAGTCTGCTTGCTGCGGGTCGGTCAGCTTGGCATATACGTCCGCATGGACCGTGACCGTGATGGCCGATGTATTGGTCGCATTCTCCACCAGACACTGAAAAGATTCGAGCGTAAGCAGCGGGCTGTCCTTCAGATTGACATTATATCGTAATTGTTTGATTCTTATCTCCTGTAGGGATTTACACGATATAAGTGCCGTATTGTTATTACTGTTTTCGAATGTCATACCCCCGACAATCGTGACCAACTGCTGACATCCTAAAAATAGATAAGCACAATTTGAAAACCGCACAAACGTCGATTCCGGACATAGGTATATAGTCTTGAAGTTGCTCCCCGTGAAAGTCGAGCGGGCCGTTACGTTAATTTCAGCTGTAAACTGGTTCGGAGCCTTCCGAGGCGGAAGATTCACCGGAATATCAACACTGTAAAGCGCCGAATCCCAGTTCGAATTATTCAATACATTGTGTGACAGACTGTATATTTTGGTCATCACACTGTTGGAAATACCCGTCACGGAACCTACCGTCCAGCTCTTGCTCGATGTATCCCACACCGCACCGGCCGCCACGAACAGATCGTGCAGAGGGCTGCCGGAAGGAGTGGACGGTACCCTTTCGGAAAGTTTAGCGTCGATCTCGGGACCGGTAAAAATACTTTTATATACTGTTGCCATATAATTTACTCTATTTCCGTTACACGATCGTTCCTGTCATCCGTTTTGTCCGTAATCGTCACTCCCAGTAATTCTTCTGAAGGGTGCAGTTCGTCGTATGTCGCATAATCCACGATTCGGGTTTCATACTGCAACTCTACGACTGATACGCTGGTACCTATTTCCCGATCGAAAGCCTGGGTCGTATAGGTCCGAAAGCCCTGATAAAGAGGATAAAAATTATATTTTCGGATCAGCTCGCCAAAGTCCTCTCCCTGTTTCGACTTTTCGATATAACTGCGGACCTGCATAGCCAGGTTGAGCGTCTTTCGTTGCTGTTCGTTGAACGAAGCCGCCGTCTGATCGTTGAAATTGGCGATTATGGAGAAAGAAATTGCCACTTTATCCATGATAAGACCGCCGATATGCACATCCGCCCGGGGGCTGTTGTTCACACTCACGGCAACGCACGGAAGAACCGTATTGATGATTCCCCTTCCGTCGTCCGTTACCGCTCTGACAGCGATTTTCTCCTTCGTAACTACGGGAGCTTTGCGTAAGGACTTAACAAAAGCGTCTATAATATCTCCGAGCATACTCAATGACTATCTACTGCGGACAAATATAGGTTTACCTTACAAATCGCGTCTGTGTTTGGTAAAAAAAGCATCTAACAGGCGGTCGAAACGCGCTTTCGTTACAGAGCCTACACCCAGAAACTGCCTTTTTTTGACCGGACCGTCGTATTTCCACCGGCCCCGATGCACATCGCCCCGCTTTGCCGATCGGTAAGCAGTATGATGAGGAGGCATCCCGCCCTCGTTGTGCGCCCGGGCAAATGGAACGTCCGTCCCTACAAAAATATCGGCATCATTGCGTCCGATACGACGAGAAATCCACTTGAAACTCTTCTTCAGAAAGCCGTTGTAATCCAATTTAGGGTACCTGATGTTGCTTTCTCCGCCGAAAGCCGTACGATCCGGCCATTTACCGCCCGGAGAGCCGGCGAAACGCTCCTCTTTGAAACTTTCGTGCGTCTGTTCCAGCATCTCCTGCCCGAGCTGTCGCGGAATATCCCGGACTACCGTCGTCCGAAACTGGCGAAGATTGCGGATGAGATCGTCTATATCCGGCATAATTACTCGTTTTTGTCGTCGGATTCCTTATTTTTACGTCCCTTTTTGAACATATCCGACACTTTAGAGGGCAGGGAACTCACCCAGGAGGAATTATTAACCTTCGTATCTATGTCGTCGGCGCTCATCCCGATTTTGGCATATACCTCCGGCTTGAAACGCATACCCTGTTTGGCTGCGACGCTTCCGGCGCGTTCGAAGGTGTCGATGGAGATCGTCTCATTCGGAATCTCCACGAGTTCCGCCCCAAGAAAACGGTCATCCTTGAATATGCGGGCCAGCTTGGACAGCGTAGCGGGCATATTGAACATCGCCAGACAGCTTTCCGTATCGTCATCCAGAATGTCGTGATACATGTTCATATGGATTTGCGCCAGCTCTTCGGAATTGGTATTCTTCTCGGTAGCGCCGAGCAGCGTGCCGCCGGTCACCAACTGCATGATCTCCGACCGGTATTCGCTGATATACTCCTTGAATACCCGGAAGGCATCCGCATACGACTGGGTGTTGATAGGATTGACTTCGACCTGATACAGACTTTTACCCCCGTTTGCATATTCGTTGCGGAAAGGCACGACGGGAATGGTCATCGGATCGAGTTCCTGGGCCAGCGATACGGCAATGTCCTTGGCATCCTCGTTGTTGGCCATATAACCGATCACAGTCAGAGGAAACGAATATCTTTTTGCCAGAGCGCCCCAGTTGTTGTACATATCCACGATCCCGATCATGGCACGAGAAATGGGTTGCAAAAGTCCCAGCCTGAAATCCTGGTCCGTCGTAGGCTCGAAATAGAAGAGGTTATCCCATTTGTCCGCAGTGACAATACTGTAATAATCGTAAGTCATATTCCGCAGCCCCCGGTTGAAAATATCGATGTTCCGCAGCGGAAAATCTACGATCTCCCAATCTTTGGTATCGATGCAGAAAACCCTCACTCCGTAAAACTTCGACAACAACAATTCCCGCATGAATCCCTTGAACCAACGTGCTCCAGCGTAAGTCTCTGTCATCGACTTGTCTATCTTACCGTTGATTTTGAATGCAAAATCTTTCTTTTTCAACGGAGTAAGGCGCTTTTCGATCTGGGATTGCAGAAACGGGCTGGACTGAATACACCACGAATAGAGCGTATCGAGATACACCAGATTACTGTAATTCAACGCATTGTTTATGGCGTTACGCCAATATGACGGCGTGAACTCCGCATAGTAATTGTTGAACAGGTACTGGGATTTGACAGAACTATTCCCGACCACCTGCGGGACTGTAAACGGATTGATCGCCGGAGTATGAAATTTAGCCATATTATCCTCGATATTGTCTATTTATCGTAACCAGCACGCCTTTCGTGCCGTTTTCCTGCAATTTGGAGGCTCCGTTTTCCATCGAAACCTGCCCTCCCTTCAGCTCTTTCAGCGTGATGTTGGCCTGCTCGAAATTCGCTTTCAGCGGCTCGCTGATCTGGACGGAGGGAGCGCATACATTGTAAGCCGTGAATACCTTGAGAATCCAAAGCAACGTCTGATCTTTCTCCTCCTCGTCGGTAATGGACAACAGATCTTTGATGTCGTAATAGTTGCCGATCTGTGCATACACGTTCGCCAATGCCGTATTGTAGGCATTCCGTACAATATCGGGGTATAACTCCTCAAACTCCTGCAACTGAACCGGAGATACCCATTGCAACAGCTCCGATTTTCGGAAATACATATCCGTAATATTGACCTGAACACCCGACACATAAGCCGCAAGGCCGGAAGAAGCGTCCGAAGTTCCCGCCACCATCAGAATTACGGTAGTGTAATCGTGCGTGAACTCGAAAGGAAGGGCTTGCGTCACGGCCGCCACGTTTACAGGACGGTCGGCAATCTGCTCTATCCCCAAGCCATCAGAAGCGACAAGGAAAATGGAAACTTCGAAATCCCCGCCGTGTTGCGGGAATATGACCCGGCTTCCCTCCTCCAGTACCGCCGTTTCTATACGGCACGACAAACAGGCGGCATCCGGGGCTGAACTTACAGCACCCTCCTCCGAAACGGAGTATCTTTCATTTTGCCAGGCCGACGGGTCTGGCTTGAATATGACAGCCATATATTTTTAACTTAACATGCGTTTTTGGCAACCTCCGCGTCGTATCAGGTAAGTATGCCCGTAAGTCCCTCTCGTAACGACCATATCGCGCGACAAAAGGGAAACCCCCTTGGCACAAGCATCCGGGATGTCGTCTTTCTTGAGTTTGTTGTTGTTCCGGGCGAAACGCAGGAACTGATCTATGGTAATTTCGCATACGCCGCTCTCCTTGACCAAAGGAGAGAAAATAAATTTGCCATTGCGGAACAGAGGTTCCAGCGTCGCCTCGATAAAAGTGAACTTATCCCCGGTATTGCGCGTGTCCCAATTCAAAGGACATACCCATCCCCGTTCTTGCTGGAACATCTCGAAAGTCGTCTCGAAATCCAGCGGCAGCTGTTTTTTCTCCATCAGTATGCGGGGTGCAATCGGCGCTTCTCGGTAAAGCTCATAGATGTTTTCCAGCATCTGGCGGGTAGTACCTTGGACCGCCCGCACGTCGATAAGCCAGATTTTTCCCCGAGCCTGCCCCAACAACACCGAAGCCTTATAGTCATTGACCTCCCGATCTTTGGCCGACGGGTCCGTATAAATGATACAATCCACAAATTCCGACGCAGGAGGCAATTCGCCCCAGTTGATCTTCTTGAATACCTCGCCTTCACCTTCATCGGCATACTCGCCCTCCATGAAGCGCCTTTGCTGCATCAGGCTCATAGTCGATAACGTACCCAGATAATCTTCGGAAATATGTTCCAGATTATCATCGACGCTGAAGTGCATTACAAGCGACTTTTTTACTAAATCCGCATCCAGCGGCTCACCATCGGCCCCCTTATGCAGGAAAAATCGCTGGTAGGTCCAATGCAACTTCGTCGTGGGATTGAGGGCAAGCAACATGATATTGGAAACCGGGCTTCCTTCCCTTGTCCTTATCTTCTGCGCCATACGGGTTTTGAGAATGTCGATGGGCTTATGATCCACCTCCGAAACCTCGTCCACGAAAATATGTCCCCACTCCGTCGAAAGAATCTTGTCGAACCCCGAATCATCGTCCCGCGAAGAGCGGATAGATGCAAACTGAATATAAGCGTCATTGTAAAACCGAAGCAGGTTATCTTTCCCGTTGTATTTGGCGAACGGCTTTCCTTGTACGGTGATCTTCTGGTAGGAGGAATACCCGTTATATCTGGCGATCGCATTCAATACCGCAGGCAATGTTTGCAGGATCATACCCGACTGAAGCGACGTAAACGTATTGCGAACAATCAGATTATTGGCCCGGTAAGCTATGCACTGAACGATCATCCAATACAAAATCAGGAACGTCTTGCCCGAACGGGAGGCCCCATAAAACAAAACACTCGTATAATGCCCCGAATTAAGGGCATTGTACATCGCAACCTGTTTGGGGTTTAAGGGTATGTCAAGATTTAATCTTCGCACCTGAATCGTCCGCAGAACGCACTAAATGAATTTCTATGCCTTCAATGTCATTCTCGTCCCGGCTTTCCCCGATCCTCTCATTCGTTTCACTCGCCAGCTTCAACATCGAAACCAGCGTCTTCATCGCCGTAAGTTTGGAGTTCAACACATCGACCGCTGATTTCGTCTTCGCATCACGCAACTGCCGACGTACCATCTCCACATCCTCCAAAAGCCCCAGCGATTCGAAAGACGCTTTGGCCCGGTCCGACATCTCCGGCACAACGACTTCCGAAAAATCATTTTCGACCTTGCGCTGCCGCGAGGGGTAATCCGCGATCAAATCCGCAACCGTCCCTATTTTCGAATCCGAATCCATCATTCGCTATCCGTAAAATCAATGACACGATCAACTCCATCGGAAAGATAAGCTACCAAAAAAGCGTATTTATCAGTCGCCGTATCGCCCCGACTAAAATCAGCCTTGAACAACTTACCATCCCGCGTTTCAATGTCGATATGACCTGATCCATCCTCCGACGAAACAAGCAGGTATATACCCCGTATCTCATCCGCCGAAAACTGCAAACAGGCATCTTCTGTCCGAAGTAAAAACATAAATTCCGATTTTTATCCGAAGCAAATATAGGTTTACCTCTCAATACCCCGATTTTTTACCCCCACGCGCAAATCGAAATCCCGTTTCCTGAAAACGTTTTCCAAAAATTGCCAAAAAATGCCGGTCCGAAAATATAGCGAACATTAGATACGGCCGAGGGGGTGGGGCTGTTTACCCCGGAATCCGGCAGGGGTACACGGATACACTACGAACACCACACAACAACAAACGCCAGCAAAGGCCTGTTTTCTTTGATTTGGCGGCACTTCCTCTACACTGTGGCATAGTTTATCGCTCCGGTGTGCTTTGTACAAAATACGGGCTATTTGTGTGGGTTTCTCGAACAGAGAAACCAGCACCGGGAATATATTGTATTTCTCGACAGAATACCAACCAAACACAAACAACTGCACAATAAACAGTAATACAGAATATTATATCACCAGCAAACACCCCAAACACCACCCCAAACACAAGAAAGTAACAAAACAAGCAAAACAAGCAACCGCAAAAGGGTAAACGCTCAACAAATAGCCGATGTCCCTACATGAATTAAAATGTAATTTGTTGGAAGTATTAAAAAACTACTACAACTTAATACATTATTGAGAAGTAATAGAAATATAAATTTTATTGTAGATTATATAATTTACGGGTAGTATAATATAAGCATTAAAAGGGTGTATTTGGTAGTATTAGTTGTAGTAGTGAGGGGATATTATAAAATAAATTTAGGGGGAAATAAGTATTAAAAATACGCTGCAAATTTAATATAAAGCCATCATTTATATTTAAGCATTTAAGTGCCTGAAAATCTTTGTATTTTATTTTGTTATTGTGTAATTATTTTGTATATTTGTAATACCAAAAAGGAGGTAATAAAAGCCTTTGATGTTCTTTGAAAATTAAAACAAAAAGCCCCAGCGGGTAAGGCTGGGGCGGGCGGTGCGGATCGGCCTATTTTAATTGATCCGCTTAATAAAAGCCCGGACAAATGAGTTTTCGAATTGTTTGGCGAATCTGGAAAATAAAAATCTCGTTCGAGGTTTCTATTTAACGGGTTCCGGGTTGGCAGTTCTGGAGGAGCTGCCGACCCTCCGGGCTTTATTTTGAAAAAACGGGGTGACTTGTTCATCTTGCAAGGATCGCAAGTCACCCCAATAAATACTAACAATTAAAAGCGTGAAGCCTTCTACGTCAGTGAGGGCAAAGATATGAAAAACAACTCTAATTACCAAAACGAAAATTTAACACCCCGACAAATTGCAGTAGGTTACTACGACGAAGATTACAACGATGTTTTTTTATCCGATGTTAATGAAGCTGTTGAATATATCCAGCAGCACGACAAAAACGGGGATCATTCTGAAAAAGAGTTAAACGGGGTTTTAATGTTTGGTTTGGGTATTTACGCATATTCTGATGTTGTTACATATTATGGAATTGCAGACTGCAGCAAAACAAACGAATGTTTTTACCACTTCAAGAACTCGGATGAGTTACATCGGTTTGTTGAATGCTTGTATAAACGCGATGGGTATTTAGAAGTGTGCTAATCTGTAATAACTTCCCGGCGGCGCTCTTTAAGGAGCTGCGATCGAATCGACCGCCGGGAGCAAACAACCAAAAACAAAAGCCCTCCGATACAGAGGGCGGCCAGGGATCCGAAACGGGCGAAAGGGAGTAGGAAAAACCCCGACAAACTTTTTTAATTATGACCTGGCAGTTAATAATTAGAGTTTGGCGGTTTAGGATAATCACCGTAACGGTTAGAATGTTCTAAACGCCGAGAGGTTGCGAAAGCATTAAAGCGGTTTGCCGCGCCTCTCGTCGGGGTTTCATTGGCAAAGATACGAATTTTCTAAAACAACAAAAAAAACAAATATGGAAAAAACACAGCCACGGCAAAGGTATTTCATTAAAGGCAAGGCAAACAGGAATGTAATAATAACAAACTTTGACCAGGTGAATTTTATTTACCATCGCTACGGCTTTGACCTCTGTAAGGGGTGCGTGCGGGAATATTGCGCAAGCTGCCACGAATCACATCTCAAAGAGTGTAACAAACAATACCACAAATACAATTAAATCCCCAGACGATAACCCCAAAGAAAACCCCCAAATTCAACCGAAAAACAACCGAGGAACTAACCGAGGAAAAGGATGAAAATAGGGTCCCTATTAGGGTCCCTTTTCGTACCAGGTACGAGTTTAGTACGAGGGTTTACGAGTGATTTACGAGTGATTTACGAGGGTTAATATATTGATATATAGTGATATATGGGTTAAATTCGTAAAAATCGTAAACCTTACGAATCTTTACGAGTGCACATAAAACGTATTGCCGAAAATGCTAACCGTAAATAATCTTATCGGGTATGGCACAGAATCAAAACACCCCCGGCACTCGAAGCGAGCACGCAGGGGCAAAGACTAATGTCACAGGGGCTAATGACACTACAAATGTAGGGTTTACCTCTGTACCGTCCAAACAAAAAAGCACGCAAAAGGGGTCGCTCCTGAAAAGCACGCAAAAAACATTACTCGGAACGCTTGTTTTTGTTTCTTTTGTGTTATTTTTGTTGCGATTATTTTGTAACAATTTATTCTATAATACAATAGAATTGGTGATTTTGTTTCCGACAAAAATAGAGATCACCGGATATCCTCGACACCATATTCAGGGATCCGGCGGCGCACCCATAAAGAATAATTTATCTCATTTACAATCGATAAAACCTTTATTCCAAACCGTTTATCTTTTCGCTATGAAAAAATTCTTACTATTCGCTTTCGCGGCCGTAATGCTGGGATTCGCGGGATGCAACGACGATGAGAACAAGGACAACATACCTCCCACTTTGAGGGAATACGAAGCTCCCGTATTCATGTACGGCAAGACACGGGAGGAAGTGAAAGCTTCGGTGCCCTACGCCTACAGCGGAGCATCGGAAACCTCGCTGTATTTCGAAGGCAAGGGCATCGTTAAAGAGTACATATATATATTCGAAGACGACAAAGTATATTCCTGCGGATCGATACTTTCAGACCTGTACATCGACGACCTGCACACCTACCTCTCGCAGCTGTACATCTACCTCGAATACCGTCCGGGACAAAGAATGTACGTATATGAAAGCGAAGACAAATCGCTGAGCATCGGCCTCTATCCCCTCAACGACGGTCTGGCGGCAGTAGAATACCTGAAAAACTGACCCTCGGGATCAGCCGGGAAAACTTCCGACGGAAGCGTCCGAACTCCGCCCATAAAAGACATACTATCAAACAAGAAACAGCCGCATGAAATCATGCGGCTGTTTCTTGTTTGGTGGAGAATACGAGGCTCGAACTCGTGACCTCTTGCATGCCATGCAAATAGCCACATACAATTACATCAATATAATACTTTAATTAATAGGCATTTATAATTACATTACACAAAATGCAAATTTCAACGTAAAACATTCACAAAACACATTATGAATTTATGATATAGGAAGATATTTCGTTGTCTCAAAGATATAAAAAATTTACTCCAGCATTGTTATAAACTCCGTATTGACACGGCGCGAAAAGCACGATTGTAAAATTTGGTTGCAGAGTTTTACGCACTTCGCATATCATCATATCTACCAATCCAAAGTCTTGACAGGTCCTTACATCTATGCCGTAAATTAAATTTATTGATCAAGCGATCTGAAGTCAAGTGACCGTATAAATCAATTAATGTAAAAATCTATCATTATTTTTCTCCCCAGCCCTTGCACAATGTGCCGAAGCATCGCACCTTTGCCTCTGAACCTATGAAGATATAGGAAGCAGATCCAGACGAAATAACATGGCAAATGCAAAAAAGCTGACGATCAAACAGGAGAAGTTTTGCAACAAGTACCTCGAATGCGGTAACGCTTCCGAGGCGTATCGCTTTGCATACGACTGTTCCCGAATGACAGACAAATCTATCTGGGAAAAAGCGTCGTCACTTCTTGCAGGCGTCAAGGTTGCGGCAAGGGTAAAAGAACTTCAAATTCAATTATCGAAGAAAGAGCTAATTACCAAAGAGGAAATCGTCCGGCTCAACCTCTCGATAATCAATGCTGACATACTTGATTTCGTCAATGCCGATATGGTTGAAGAAAATACCGAGTTCGGCAGACGGCAAGTTTCGTCCATTACATTTCAAGACCTGAAATCACTTCCTTCCGAGAAGCGACGTTTGATCCAATCCATAAAAATCGACCGATCGGGATGTCCCGTCGTAGAATTGATGGACAAGAGCAAAGCCATCGAAACCATCAATCGCATGCTCGGATATAATGCACCGGATAAAACAGAACATACAGGGAAAGACGGCAATTCCATTGAGATCAATACCACTATGGACTACTCCGGATTATCCAATGCCGACCTACTCGCAGCGCACGCCCTAATCCATAAAGCAACCAATGGTAAATCCGATAAATAAACTTATCGCAGACCAAGTTAAAATCGAATGCGAAATGTTCCGTAGGGGAATTTTCGACTTTATTACCTTGTCGGAACGAGGGCATCATGTCAAACAGGAAGAAGCGCTGTGCATCCTTACCGATAAAACCCATACGGAATTTCTATACGGCGGAGCCGCCGGAGGCGCAAAATCGTGGACAGGTTGTACTTGGTTAGTCTTTATGTCACTATGCTATCCAGGGACAAAATGGTTTATCGGGCGCGAAGAGTTAAAGCGCCTTCGAGAATCTACGCTTATCACCTTCTTCAAGGTGTGTACCCAATACGGTATAAAGCGCGACAAAGATTTCAAATATAACGGACAAGACCACTACATTCAATTTGCCAATAACAGCAGGATTGACCTGCTCGATCTGCGTTATCTCCCTTCCGATCCGCTCTATGAGCGCTATGGTTCAGTGGAATACACCGGAGGATGGATTGAGGAAGGAGGCGAAGTAAACTTTGGAGCTTACGACACACTCAAAACCCGCATCGGGCGTCATTTGAACGACAAATACGGAATCCTACGCAAACTGTTCATTTCTTGTAATCCGAAAAAGAACTGGATGCACTCAACATTCTACAAACCAGCGAAAGCTGGGACGCTCCCGGGCCACCAAATATACCTTGCCGCACTTGTACAAGACAATCCATTCATTGAAAAGGATTATATAGAAGCATTGAAATCTACCACCGATAAGGTCAAAAAGGAGCGATTGCTGAAGGGAAACTGGGACTATGACGACAATCCAAATGCCCTATGTTCCTATGATAATATTCGTGAGATATTCTATCCTAAAATTCACACCCGTACCGGCATCAAATACATCACGGCGGATATTGCCCGCTTTGGTTCCGACCGGGCGCGAATCCTCGTATGGGATGGCTGGGCGATCATCGAACAGGTGTCGTTCGACCGAAGCGCCACTACGGAAATAGCCGCCTGCATCGAATCATTGGCCGCCAAACACCGCATCCCCCGCTATCGGATCATCGCTGACGAAGACGGAGTGGGCGGCGGAGTGGTCGATATGTGCCGGATTAGCGGATTCGTCAATAACTCGCAATGTCTCAACGGAGAAAATTTCTCGAACCTCCAGACGCAATGCGGATACAAGCTGGCCAATAAGATCAACTCTTTTGCTATATCCTTCGACTGCGAACTGTCGGATGGTCAAAAAGACGAGATTACCGAAGAATTAGAACAACTCCAGACCTGGAATGTGGACAACGATCGCAAACTGTTCCTGAAACCCAAAGACGAAATCAAACAGGACATCGGACGCTCTCCCGACTGGAGGGATGCGCTACTGATGCGGGTATGGTTCGACTACAAACAAATAATTCCGCTTTCAAAAGAAGATTTAGGACTATAAAATATGACAACGATCAAACAAATCACTCAAGCCCTCTCCAATCAATTCAACGCGGTTTTGGGGCGCAAACAGAAGTTCGTCGAGCTCATACAGAACGGCGACATCTCCCGGTTGTTGAGTAAAATGACGACCTGCAACGATAAAATCACCAAAGCTCTTGCAGAATACGATCCTACGAAACACGAAGTGACTAAACGCCCGAATCGTCATCGAAAAGGCAAACCGGACATCATCACAGCTAAATTACCCATCCCATTCCAAAAAGTCATTAACCTACAAGCCACGGCTTTCCTGTTCGGCTCTCCTATCCAGTTCTCAGATATTTCAGATGTAATAGAAACCAGTATCAATGGAGAACTTAATCGAAAAAGCAAAGCAGAAGATGCCTACAGTCGTTTTCTACAAATATTAAAAGATACCCGCTTTGATTCCAATATCCGTGAGTGTAAAATGAAAGCCGGGTCAGAAACACTTTGTGCTAAACTATATCATCTTTACCTATCAACCAATGGCGAAATTCAGGTAATGGTAAAGATACTCGCAAAATCGCTCGGGGACGACATATACTACAAATTCGACGATTTCGGACGGCTAATGCTATTTATCCGCCAATTCACCATACAAGACGACGAGGGAAACGACGAGATTCATTGTGACATTTATACAGATGAAACTATCTTTCGTTGTACACAAAAGGCAATCGGGTGGGAAGTCCTCCCGGAAAAGAACTTTATCGGGAAAATCCCGGTTTTACTTTACAGACAGGAGCCAGAATGGGCAGATGTTCAAAAACTAATCGAACGTCGGGAAGATATTCAGTGCAGGGACGCTGATATGAACGATTACTTTGCCAATCCCAAAGTGGTAGGGGAAGGCATTGTGGATGGCTCCCTCAATCCCGACGATCCGGCACAAATCATCCAAACACAAAACAATGGAAAAGTCTATTATCTGACATACGATTCTGCTCCCGAAAATCGGAAACGGGAATGCGACACACTCGATTCATTCATTTATGGCATGACCTGTTCCGTAAATCCAGCATCGGATGTCATTAAGGAAATGAAAATTCCGAGCGGTGTAAGCTGGGAATATATGTTCTTTTTTCCGATGTTAAAGGCAAAAAACTACCAAGACTACTACGGAGCAATGATTGATCGGGAAATTAATGTGGTAAAAGCTGTCATCGGTGTACTTTATCCTGAATTAAAGCTCAACGGGCAGCTCGAAGCACTCAAAATCGGCTACCAGTTCTCGACACCTATGCCGGACAATGTTTCAGACACGCTCGACATTATCCAAAAATCCATTAACACCGGAACAATGAGCCAAGAAACCGCCATTTACCAAAATCCACGTATCAAAGATCCAAAAATAGAGATAGAGCGGCTGAAATCGGAAAAAGGTCATCGGATATAGATATACCAGATAATCAAAAGAAAAATTTAGAATCTTTAGCCGAAAAATAGTCAATTATCGGCGAGAATTATTCTCCTCTTTTTATCGAATTTTTCCTTAAAATAATTTGCATAATGTGCCGAACATACTGACTTTTGTCGCAGAGGCTGTGAAGTCGCAGCCCACCAGTTGCAGAACGATATAACCTTCATGTAATTGTTAGTGGGTCTGTTGGCGTCGGCTGACAGACCTTTTTTGTGCGAATATGATGATTTATTCGAAACCATATAGAACGAAAAAACATGAAAGAAAAACTTCTCGCACTACTCAAAACCAAATTTGTTGGGGTTGATAGTGCAATCCTCGACCGAATCGCAACGAATAAGGCCGAGGCTATGACGGATGAAGCCCAATTACCAGCCATCGTAGAGGGGATTGGATTTCAAGACGTGTTACAAAGCTACGGAGACTACCGTGCAGGGGATGCCACACAGACCGCAGTACGCAACTACGAGAAGAAGCATAACCTCAAAAACGGAAAGTCCGTAATCCCTGCGCCCGGGGGCGGAGAGCAGCAACTCGAACCCGGAAACAAGAATAATTCCCAGACTTTCGATCCCGAGGCATTTGAGGAACGGATAAAATCTTTTATCCAAAACACCATGAAGCCCTATACGGAGAAAATCGAGGGATTCGAAGCAGCGCAGACGCAGGCACAACGAGCTGCGACAATCCGTGAAAAGGCCCACGCGCTGGGACTTGACGATGACACGCTTTCCATCATCAAAATCGACGACAATGACGACGTAGATCAGGTTCTTTCGAAAGCGGCCAAAATGTTCGTCAAGAGTGGAATCGGGGTAACACCGCCTCTCTTCGGAGGCGGAGAAAGTGGAGATAAAATGTCTGCGGCAATGGCAGCCCGACTGGATCGCAAGAAGGCTGCCGAGGATTACAAAACTTCGGCGATCAAAGGTCTAAATTAAAAAACAATCGACATGAGTTGGCAAAACAAATTCTATGATGCCCCCGAACCCGACAAGGTGGTGTTCGAGGTCGTATTTTCCGAAAAAGAAGGTGGCGGTACCGTCGATGTAACCGAGCTCGACGGAGATCTGCCGGCCGGTTCCGTTGTGGGACTGGCAACCGGTAACATCTACAAACCGATTAAAGGTGCAACACTCGTGAAAGCCATCGGAGCTGAAGACACTAACATCGAAATCGCCAAAGGCTCCGGTTTCAAGCAAGGTGAGTTCATCGCTTTCGGTGGAAAAGCTGTCGCCATCACTGCGATCAACAGCTCAGACGCATCGAAGGATGTACTAACGACCGCAGCATTCGGCACAACCGTCGCTATCGGGGCAAAAGGTTACCAGGCAAAATCAGCGAAAGCGTCGGGTGCTGAAGCCATTTACACCCCAGCCTATCTGACGGGGAACAAGCTCGAAGGCAGTACGGTAAACAATTTCGTACGTCTTGTTAATGGAGCAAGTGTCCGTGCCGTGACGACCAATATCGCTCCCGAAATTCTCGCAAATCTCAAATCCATTAATCTCGTTTAACTATGGCAGACATGAGAAAACCCCTTTTCGACCTTTCGCAGGTCGATATGCAGGCCGAATTGAACTCGTACATGCCGGGGTCCGGTCTGGCATGGCCGACGCTGTTTCCCCTGCGTTACACCCCGACACTCGACATCAAGTCTCTTGAAGGGAACGACGGAATCCCCGTGAGTGCAGACGTGATCGCGTTCAACGCGAAGGCGCCGCAAAAAACACGCAAAACCATCGGCACTTGGAGCGGACAAGTTGCGAAAGTCGCAATTTCTCGCCAAAAAGACGAGAAACAGATCAAAGAGTATCAAATCCTCCGCAGCTATGCGCAGTCAAGCGGCAACCCCAATGTAGCACTGCAACTCGTAGATATGGTCTATGAAGACGTACAATTCTGCTACGAAGGTGTGAACTATCTCGCCGAAGACCTGGACCTTCAAGTCGGATCGAAATCTGCCATCGTGCTGAAAACCGAGAACAACAACGACGTGGTGACGCAGAACGCGCTAAACTTCAACATCCCTTCGGCACACAAAACCGGCGTGAAAAACAAGTGGAGCGCATCGTCTGACAGCGATCCGCTCGGTGACATCATCGCCGGGCAGAAAGCCATCCAGAAAGAAGGATTCAGCCGTCCCATGTACGCTATCATGGAACAAGCGGCTTTCGACAAACTGCTGATGAGCGAAAAGACCGTCAAACGGGTTTCGCCTGTCGTCCTCACTGCGACGGGCCTGGCAAGCAGCGACACGCTCACAATCGACCTCGTGAATACCTACATGCGTTCAAAAGGGTATCCGCAGATCATCGTGATCGACTCCTACGTCAAGCGGGAGGCACGCGACGGCAGTCAGACGACCTACAAGCCGTGGGCGGAGAATGTCGCCGTGCTGTCGCCGACACCGCAGCTCGGCTGGACCTGGTGGAGCGACGTCCCGCAGGTTTCGGACACCGATGCACTGCAAGCATACCGCGAGAACGTGAAGATCACGCGCTATTCGGAGCTGAACCCAATGCTCGAAGTTACTCTGGCCGAAGCGTACATCATGCCGGCACTCATCAACCGGCAATCCCTGTACTACATCAACACAGAGAATACCTCGTGGAACGAAGGTAACGCTTAAACTTATCGTCAATGAAGAATTCGGAAGTAATATCGGCACGGCTCTATCCTTATGATGTGGACGACAACCTGGTTGCAGTAGCCTGCATGGATGCAGGGTTGTCGGCAGACGGAGAGTATTCGTCAGCCAACAAGGTTTCGGTAGCGAAAGCCGCCATTGACATCCTGAAGCAGCTTATCGTTCTGGCGTCCGAAGGCAACGGCGGATATTCTATCGGCTATAATGTAGAGGAATTACGCCGCCGCATACATGCTCTCGCAAAGGATAACGGCCTAACCGATATTGCCGACGAATTCAATCTTCAACCGACCGTAAAGTTCTTATGATCCGATTTCCCTATATACTTCAACGTTGGAATCACAACACGGATGAATGGCAAACGGTGAGCCGCTGTAATGCTCGTTACGACGGCAAAGCCCGGTTCATTGAATCGCCTAACGGAAAAGTGATCGAATATACCTATGAGGTAGTTATGCCGCAGAATGTACTCCCCCTCGAAGAAAATGAGGAGGTCCGCATCCTCGATAGATGCGGCAAAAATATATTCGACCATCGTCTCGGTGCTCCTATCGGTTCCACGTTAGAAGATTCGGTGTCGTACCCAGTGCAAGGCTTCTACAAAAGCGGACAAAGGTATGAATACACGAAAATATGGCTATAAAAGGATTGCACAATGATAACCACCAACGATGCACAGGACATTTTGATTCGTGATTGCACTGATTTCGGGATTAAAACATTTCCTACCTGGGATGTTCCGGAAGGCAGAATAAAAAACGAGCGAATCGTAGTTGTAACGCCATCGGAACAATCTCCGGCGACTTACTGGGAATCCTGTTACATCTCGGTGAATCTATGTATCCCGGACATCAAGGGAATTGCAAATCGAAACCGGCTTAAAGAACTCGAACGGGCTGCAAAATCAAAATTCAAATCATGGACCTATGGGCAATATGATAATACGGCATATCACTACCGATACGAAAATATAGGTTGTGAAGAGGATAAAGACCTCGGGTGCCACTATGTCTATGTCCGGGTTCTGTTCAGAGTGTTAAACGTAAAAAAAGATTAAAAATATGGCAACTATTACAGCCGTAGGCATCAAAAACATCTGGTATGCAGACCCCGCGAAAGTCACGGGCGATCTGACAGGAACGCTGTTGGGAACCATCCTCAAAGACCCTACCACCAAGAAGGTGCCGAATGTCCATCAGGACACGTGGAGCCTCGATGAAGCCGAGCCCTCCACAACACAATACAAAAATCAGCTCACCGACGGCGTATATCGTCAGTCAAAAGAGATGGGTGAAGTCACCATGAACTTCGCCATCGGCCAATACGACTACAAAACGAAGGCGGCATTCATGGGTGGCACAGGAACGGAAACCACCTGGAAGCGGGCACGTGGCGTCACTAATATCGAGAAGTGCATGGTTGCACTTACAGAAGACGACCAATACTGCGTCTTCCCAAAGGCTTCCATCGTGGCGCGAAATGCCGAAACAGACGATGCCGTTGCTATCAGTGTCGTCGCAACAGCACTGGAGCCCGACAATACGGATGTATCGTCTGAATATTGGTTCGATGCATCTGAGGTTACGGATGCCGCTTCGATAATGAGTGTATCAAGCAAATAACAGCCTTATATCACATCGACAAAGGGGCGGGAGGCGTAAGCCCCTCGCTCCTTTTTATTTATAAGCTTTCAAGATATGGATTTCATCAGCTTCCGCATAGCCGGAAAAAGTTATAGCATATATGGTATGTCCCCGCTGACCGCCATACGCATTATGCAGGCGCGGGACATAAAAAAAGAGCTGGATAAAAGTATCGGATGCCTTAAGGCAATGACCCAAAGTGTAGCTTTAGGTATATCTGACAGCAAAAACATATTCAATATATTAAAACGCATCGTGCTCCGGCGAAAATTCCTAAAAAAAGCCTCACTCGACGAATTGTTTGACGCCTATAACAAAACTCTAAAAATGATTCCTTTGGAGGATATGGCTGGTATCAGCGCCGTTATGGAGCAGCTCTCACAATCAATCGCAAAGGATCATGAGTAAGTCCGCCAACATCGTCGCTGCATCATTGCTGAACAAACATCATGTAATAGTACGGATCGGGCGACTTAATTTCCGGTTTTACCAACCCTATATCAAGGATCTCGCACGGGCTTTCGCAGACGAACGGCTGGACCTTTCCATTGACGGGCGACAACGATATTCGCTGAAAACTATGTCAAAGCTACTATTTCACTGCCGTTGGCAACAACGACTGTTCTTATGGTACGCCGGACGCTACAGCGATTACCGACAAATCCGAATCGCAGCACAGAAAATCGCCGACATCACCACAGGAAAAGATCTGCTGGAATCAGTCAAAATCGACAAAACACGCAAGAAAACCATCACAGAAACTATTGGGAACAACTCTATTGCGGGCATCATGGCGACTATGATGAAACACCTGAACATCAGCTACCGTGACGCCTTCGAAAAAGTGAACTACCCCACTATGATGTTGATGATGATCGACAAGGTGCGATCGCTCGTGGGCGATGAAAAGAAAATAGTCAAGGGCAGCGGCAAGGAGATGGCCGCAAGAAGAAGACAAAAGAACAAATGAGCGCATTATCATTCAAAATAAACGCCGAAACCGATAAATTAAACAGTTTTATCACCTCTCTGGAGCGATTGAAACAGGTTTTGGCTACTATTCCTTCAGGAACAAAGGAGTTTGACGTTGTAAATAAGAAAATCGCTGAAATGGAGGCTCGTGTCGAGCAATCAATAAAGCGAATTACTCAAATGCAGAACGAGGCGGCAAAAACAGTCTCACAAACAGAGCCCCAATCACTATCTACCCCATCGTCAACTGCATCTACCGCAGGAGCACAGGCTGCCAATGCGGAAGCCGAAGCATGGCGCGGTTTGCTGGATGAATTGCACGCTGTAAGTCTTGCAAAGCGTGAAAATATCGAACAAATAGAACAGTTAAAAGCCGCAAACCGAGGTCTGAAAGCACAATATGATGCTTTGAATAAAGCCGAGCAGAATGGCTTCGCCTTGACGGACAAACAAATTGCCCGTCGAACATCCTTATCTTTGACTTATGAAGAAAATAAGCAAGCTATTTCACGAATGCGCCAAGAGGTTGCGAACCAAATCAAACTGGAGCAAGTCGCACATGGCTCTATAGATGAAATGTCGCAAGCCCTCGCTCGGATGCGGACCGTTTACAGATCGCTCAATGAAGGAGAACGCGGGAATACATTCGGTCAAAACCTTCTCAAAAACATTCAGGCTCTCGACACAAAGATCAAAGAACTTGACGCTTCGATGGGAGTTCATGCCCGCAATGTCGGTAATTATGCTTCCGGTTGGAATGGACTGTCGTTCTCAATCCAGCAGGTCGCTCGGGAACTACCGTCGCTGGCCATAAGCCCGCAAACCTTCTTCCTCGCCATATCCAACAACCTGCCCATTTTAGCCGATCAGCTCGCCTTAACAAGACAACGGGTGAAAGAACTCAAAGCCGAAGGCCAATCATTCACACCGGTTTGGAAGCAGGTTATTAAATCGATCATTTCTTGGCAAACGCTTCTGGTTGCCGGAATCACGGTTTTAACCCTTTACGGCAAGGAAATCACCGAATGGGTTGGCTCGCTGTTCAAGGGGAAACAGGCTTTTGATGCCGCAAAACAAGCCGCAGAGCAATTCCACGCGACAATGACTGAAGGGGCAATTTCCGCTCAAGCCGAAATTACCAAACTCGATTTGCTGTACCGGGCAGCAACAAATGTAGCTAAACCCTACAACGAACGAAAAAAAGCGGTCGAAAGATTACAGGAAATATATCCCGCCTACTTCGGAAATATGTCCGAAGAGCAAATTATGGTCGGGAATGCTATTAGCGCTTACAACAATCTACGGGATGCAATTATTGAAGCTGCACAAGCACGGGCAGCGATGGATGACATTACAGAACTTCAAGGGCAAAAAATAACTATTGAATACTTACCTGAATACCAACAATTATTCGGCACAAAGCAACAATATAACGCTATTTTAATGCGAGGACGCTTAAAAGGGCAAACAGATGAAGAATATACGGCTTTATTACAATCATACGTCAAAGCCATGGATGAAGCCCAAAAAGCCGCAGAAAAAACATTAGAAAAAAATAACAATGAGTTATATAAAAAATTCAAAGAAAGCGGAGCTAAATATCTTACAGAATATGTTGATTCATTAAATCAACAAAGTGAATATCTTCTTCACACTGCTGAAAAACTCTACACTTCATCCACTTGGGAAGAGAACAATGCCGAAGCAGAGGCAGCCCGCCTCAAAGCTGAACAAGATGCCCAAAAAGCGGCTTCACAACAGGAAAAAAATTTGAACGATCTCGCAAAAGCCATCCAAAAGCTGCGCGATGATGCTCTTCAAGCCGAGATCGATTCAATGAAGGATGGGACAGAGAAAAGGGTTGCACAAATAGAACTCGATTATCAACGGCGGGCAGAGGCGATCAACGAAGCAGAACAACGCATCATAGAGCTCCAGGGAAAACTAACCCAAAAACAAGAAGAGCTATTCGCTCAACTTCGCCAGGTAAACGACAATCGCCGCAAAAACGAGCGACATGAAGCGATCGCAGGTCCACCCATAGACACAAACTTTGCCGAATACTGGAAAAAAGAACAAGCCGACTGGGACGAATATTATATGAAATACGGCACTTTCCGTGAGAAAATGCAGGCCACCAAAGATTATTATGACCGTAAGATGGCCGAAGCGACCACTGAAGGTGCGCGAGCTGCAATCCAAGCCGAACGAGATGCGGCTTTGGCTGTATTCGAAGTGCAAGCCTCCGACTGGGCAAAGGAAATCGTAAACTTGTCAGTCAAAAATCTTGAAGAATTGCTTTCGGAAGCCGAAGCGCAATTAGCAGCCGCTGAAGCGGCTTATGACGCGCTCGCATCTTCCGGCACACAGGAAGCTGCCGGATATATTGATACGATCAACAAGCTCAAAGCGCGAATTGCCGTATTAAAATCACTACTCGGAAAAACAAAAAAAGAGGTATCCGACAGTAATTGGGCCGAAGGAGCCAGATTACTCAATGAATTATCCGCAACCGCCCGCGAAGCGGCAAATGCCTTGAGCGAATTTGATGAAGGATTAGGAAAAGCTGCGACTTTCATCGCAACAATGGCAAGTGCCGCAGGAAACCTTATCGCTACAATAGAAGGCGTAACAGACGCAGCAAGTGCAGCGGGGACTGCAATGTCCGCATTGGAAAAAGCAAGTCTCGTTCTCACAGCTATATCAGCCGGATTTCAGTTAATACAAGGTGCGCTTAGTTTATTCAATTTTGGCCCGGATTATTCCGAATATGAGGAATTAAAACAACAATACGAGGCAATAAACGACATTTGGGATAATCTGATAGACAAAAAGAAAGAATATATTGACATATCGTATGGGCAAGAAGTTCGCCAGACAGAACAAGAAATAATTGATTTAGTCAATAAACAGACAGAATCCTATAAGGAACTCGCCCGTGCCCGTCTAAATTCTGGCGGTTCAACGACAACGCGAACGATAGGACGCCGGACCTGGAGAGATATGTCTGCCGAAGGGTGGGCACAAGCCAGAGAAGCATTAGGAAATGATGTTTGGAAAAATGAATGGCAGAATGAAGCCAATCGAATGATGTGGCTGACGGACCTTTCCGCCGATCAATTACGAACATTGCGAGATGAAGCCAGCATTTTCTGGACACAACTCGATGGAGATGTCCAAAGCTATCTCAATAGCATCATCGAAGGGGAAGAAAAAATAGAAGATGCCCGGAAAAAGGCACAGGAACAACGTACGCAAATATCATTCGATTCCATGTACGATAATTTCATCAGTACTTTGATGGATATGGATGCGAGCGCAAAAGATTTTTCAGAAGATTTCTCCCAATATTTGATGAAAGCTGTACTGACAGCAAAAGTCGGGACATTGCTTTCAGATCAACTCGAAGGTTGGTATGCAGCTTTTGATGAAGCAATGAAAGATGGAGTGCTGACCGAAACTGAAACCGAAAAATTAAGAGAATGGTGGGACGAAATTGTCAAAAGTGGCCTCGAAATGAGAGATACCATAGCACAAGCTACTGGGGTAGAAAACATTTCCAGCCAATCGGCTACATCCCGAGGATTTCAAGCTATGTCGCAAGATACCGGAAGTGAGCTTAATGGACGTTTCACGGACATTCAAGGAAAAGTTACCGACATCCGAGGATATGTTATGACCGAAACACAGTCTATTATCGGACTTATATCGTCTATAACAAGCATTCAGATTGCTGCTGTCCGAAATGTGCAGATCAGTAATGAACTGTTGCAATACGCCGTAAAAACCTATCTTGAAGTCGCTGAAATCAACACGACAACCCAAGCAATGAACGATACATTAACCTATATAAGGGAGGACATAACGGCAATAAAACGGAATACGGCAAATATATAGCGAAGAAACTTACAGAATGAGAAAAGGGGCTATAAAGCCCCTTTCTGATTATCGATTTTATGTGCAACATCGACATCAAACACGACCTCCTGCTCTAAATGCGGGACGGTACTGGAGGTGAAGAAACGGGAATAGCTTCCATCTACTTGCCGTTGGGCAGGAGCATCATTTCACAAAACATTCACTTTTTTTGTGTATATTCCAAAACAAAGCATTATATTTGCATTGAAAACAACACGGCACGATGTTTATAGAGTTCGACAAAGAGTATTTGCGTGAGCTGTTCGAGCAAGGGCACACGAGAGATAAAAAGCACCGATACCAGCCAGAAGTAATACGGGGATATTTCAAATGCGTTATATTACTGAAACGGACAGAAAACATAGAAGAGTTATACCGGATTAACTCGTTAAATTACGAAGTTCTGCAAGGCGATAAGGCCGGTATTTCGTCTATTCGCATCAATCGCAAATATCGACTTGAATTTACCGTAAGGGAGGTAATGAACGAACAGATAATAACCGTGTGCCGATTATTGGAGATTAGCAATCATTACAAGCAATAGCGATATGGAAACAACAAAAAAAATTTACGCACCGCATGAATTGATATGCGCCGAACCGATCCATCCCGGCGAAATACTCAAAGACGAATTGCAGGCACGAGGCATATCGCAACGAAAATTCGCCGGTATTATCGGCATGCCTTACACGGCATTTAACGAGATTATCAACGGACACCGACCGATAACAACCGATACGGCATTAAAAATCGAAGCGGCAACAGGGATAACCGCCAATTTATGGATAGGCTTGCAATCCGATTACAATATGCAAACTGCCCGCCGCGATACCGGACTTGCAGCGATGCTGGATCAGATACGCAAGGCGGTTGCGATGTTATAGCTATGATGAACAAAACGTACACCATAGACGCTCAAAGCCTTGAAAAAGCGCACGCCCTTTTCGAAAGCGGCGATATAGACCGTATTGAGGTGGGAACGGTCAAAGGGTTACAAGATATACACCGGTATTTATTTGGCGGGCTGTATGACTTTGCGGGAAAGATTCGGACGCAGAATATATCAAAAGGCGGTTTCCGCTTTGCCAATGCCTTGTATTTGGACGCTATTCTGCCGGTGATAGAGAGTATGCCAGAAACGACGTTCGAAGAAATAATCGCTAAATACGTCGAAATGAATATCGCCCATCCATTTATGGAGGGGAACGGACGGGCCACCCGAATATGGCTCGATATGATTTTGAAAAAGCGTATTCGGCGGGTGGTGGATTGGCGTAAGGTGGACAAGGATTTATATTTGCAAGCTATGGAGCGCAGCCCGATAAACGATCTGGAGCTACGCACACTGCTCGGCAGTGCATTGACCGACCGCACGGAGGATCGGGAGGTTATTTTCAAGGGAATTGAACAATCTTACTATTACGAAGGTTACGAGGCATAACCAAACCGCCCATATTTTTAGATAGTTTTTTATTACTCCCGAATGTATTGATTATAAATACTTTATATTTTGGGGTGTAGGTATTATTCAAAAATAAAGCCGAGGATCAATCCTCGGCTTTATTGCAATTCTATTGTTTTATATAAACACCCAGTTCTTTTCCAGTAGAAGTATTTGTTACAGTCATAGCAGAACCCGATATAATTCCTTCTAATTCTGCTAATCCATATTCCAAAGGCAATAAAGTAACTTTAGAAGAATAGTAGGTATATTTATAAATGGTTGTTCGATAAATCTGGGATGAACCAGCAAATTTCAAAATATAATGACACTCATTATCATCGAATGAAAATGAGCCTGAAATACCATCCTCTATTCTTTCCCAAGTCGTACCAGACAAAGGATTTGAATTTGCTTCGTCATCTTTCGAACATCCAACAAATACCAATGTAGCCACAGCTACAAAAAGAAGTAAAATTTTTTTCATAATACAATAAGTTATTGGTTAGACATTGCAAAAGTACAAAATTCCCCCCCCCGCAAAATTTTGAAAGAAATTTTTGTTCAATGTGCCAATAATAGTGTATTTTGCACTATATGAAAATAGAGAAAGACATAGCCGATTTGGACTCATTCATCAAAGGAATCGAACCCGAAGTAGTGGGATTCCTCGACGAGCGGGCACGGCAGGCCGTTGCTCTCCAACAGGCAAAATCCGACTATCAAAATCATACATGGAACCTTCGGAGCGCGGTCGGATATGTCGTAACTTATAATGGAAAAGAGAAAAAACGATTCATAGGAGATCAAAACCACCCTGACCCGCGAGCTGCCGAAGCCACAAACAAATTGCTGAACGAAGAAAATAAAGCAGGGACCGGTATTATTTTCGGAGATGGAATGTTCTACGCCTCCTTCGTGAGTTCGAAAGGATATGATATCATAGATACAGCAGAATTATATTTAGCCAAAGCCTTAAACGATAAAAAATGATCGGAGATTTATTGATAAACGGATCGGATGCCTATGCAAAAGGGATTGCGATGGGCGACGATTTTCTGGGAAATATACTATCCCCCTCTTCATTGAAAAGTTTTGTCGAGAATGACGATCCGACAAAAAACGGTAAAGAGGTTATTTATCCTCAAACACCGAAGTTGGCATCACGGGATTTGACATTAACTTTCACAATATTTGGTAATACTACGACAGAACACCTTACCAATTACAAAAATTTCATCGCTCTATTGCAAAAAGGAGAAATTTCCCTGTCCATACCGGCATTAGGAACGGAAGTGTATCATTTGACCTACGTCGGCGATTCAGGCAGCTACATGATAGAAGCCGATCGCCTGGCATCGAGATTAACAGTGAAATTTAACGAACCCAACCCCGCAGATCGGGCAGCACGCGAATAGGAAAGGACGGGAATCTATCCCAGCCTTTTACTCGCTTCTGCTATTCATCGTAAAATGATGCGTTAGCCCCTCCCCATCCTTATCAAATCAATTGCAGTTCTTCTCCAATCTTACGAATTTCGCTCTTTATCATTTCCATACGTTAGGACAATAAACGTGTATTCGGCTACGTTTTCATAGTGCAACTAAAAAGTTGGCAAAAAATTTGCACCTCGAAAAAACGTGTATTATATTTGCATCATATAATGAAATATAGACGTACGGGTCTATCCGTAACCACGAATATCGAACATAAAGGATACAATAAGACCGTCATAATATTACATGGCGGTCTTTTTATTTATTGACAATATAAAAAACTTACGTTTATGAAAAAATTTCATTCGGCTCTTTTTGACTTTTGTTGGTTCCCTAATTATGACGCATCTATTGAATATCTTGCGAATAATATAGCAGATCCGGAACCATGGGATTTCTCAGATGCTACGCAAGCCAAATATTCCATTTTGAAAAGTTATATCGAACATACTTTCCGCAAAATTAAATCTGAAAATAAAATATCCTTTTCTTCTGATAACAATTTTGCATGTTTCAATACTGGACTTGTAACTGCAAATTTGGAAAGCATATTTGCTCTTGCTGAACGCAACAATAGGCCAGATGTAGCCGAGAAAGGTTTATCGCCTTATGTTTTCAAGGCATTTGTCAGGGAAAGCGATATTCAGCTAATTAGCAAATTCGGCGATAATATTCCGGACATTGCTGATTTTTTCCAGAAACCCGAGGATTTGATTTTCAATCCTCAATGCAGGGTAGTCCCTCAAATCGACCATATCATTGCGGACAACATGGACAGATTTCCTGCACACATGCAAGGGCTGAGTTCAGACGAAATGCGCAGAAGACTCGTTGGCGCGATTAATGAAGCCCAAAAAAAAGCAAGGTCAAATTACAAAATAGCTGTCCCCCAGTATTACGAAGGGAAAATACAACTTCTGTTGCCCTTATGCCTTACCCCTGGATCACCCAATCCGGATTTAGCTTTAGCCACGCATAAAATAGGGAATAATACCTATACAGCGCGCACATGCTTAACATTGAAGATGGCATATAACAACGCTCGTCTAATCGTTAAGCCGCAAAGTTCATGGCTTAAACCTTAAAATACGGATGGAAGCAACCCCCTCTTGCCCCGGTCAAAAGACCGGGGCGTTTTTCTGTATTTTTTCTTAAAATTACTTGCATAATGTGCCGAAACCCCACACTTTTGTATCGACCCTGTGATGGCACAGGATACATATATCGACGAAATGACAATATACAACCCTTCCGGTAAAGCGATATACGATGCGCCCGTAACAACGAGTGCCATTATCAAATACGCACTTATGGGGGATTATTACATCGAACTCCCCTTTAGTTTGCTTACCCCGCTGGATTTCCCCCTCGGATCATACATCACCTACAAAGGCCGCAAATTCGAAATCATGTCGGAGGTTTATCCGGATTTCGACAACAAAACCGGCGGCTACAAATACACGCTTCAGTTCCAGGCGCAGCAAAACCACATGAAAAATTTCATCTGCTTCTGGCTGGGAGGCGATAATCCTGAAGCTGTATTCCACAACACGACAGACTTGGCATCCTTCGGGGCGCTCATCGTCGCCAACATGAACAAGGCACTGGGAGGAAACAACTGGCAGATGGGAAGTGTAAATGTCGAACATCCGGAAACCAACAAGCTCGTATCGTTCAATGGCGATACCTGTTGGGATGCCTTATCATCCATTGCCGAGACTTTCGATGTCGAATGGTGGACCGAGGAGAACGGCAGTATCGTAACCCTGCATTTCGGAAAACTGAACTTCGGAACGCCGGAAACATTCAAACGCGGAGAAGTCGTCAAAAGCATCCCGGCCAAGAAAGGGGACGATTCCGAATACGGGACCCGTTTCTATGTATTCGGCTCCACGCGCAACCTGACGAAAGAATACGGACAATCCGAACAGGGCGGCGTAACGAACCACGTTTCCGAAGTCCGGTTACGGCTTCCGGATGGGCAGCAATACATAGACGCACGTCCCGGACTTACAAAAAACGAAATCAAGGAAGTCGTAGTGTTTTTCGACGACATCTACCCGAAGAACACGGAAACCGTCACTTCGGTAGAAACTATCGATCGGACAATCATTGAAGGGCAGACCGACAAGGCATACGTCATGGTATGCAACGACACGCCATTTCTACCTTCAGACGTAATCGAAGGAGAAACGCTGGGGGCACATTTTACGAGCGGCGATTTGATCGGCTGGGATTTCGAACTCGCCCTTATCGACGACAATGGCGACAATATCGACCCCGCGACCTGGAAACCCGAAGACGGATTCAACAAGAAATTTGAAATCATCGCCCAAGTCGAAACGTCCGGCGAAAGTCAGCAGATTATACCGAATGAAAACATGCGTCCTCGTGGAAAAGATGATGACCGAGGGCCTGACACTTTCGTACTCACAGGCGTCAAACTCCCCCAGCAACGCATAGACGAAGCAGAACAAGAACTTCTTGAGGTCGGCACTTCCTATGCTGCCAAACATAGCAGCGACACGACAGTCTATGACTGTGAAACGAATCCCGTGTATTGTACACACAACGAAAAAAACTACGAAGCAGGACAGGCTGTACGATTAATGGGTCCTCAATTCGGTATAGACGGTCGTCTTTCCCGGATTCAAGGTTATGAAAAAAAACTATACAACGAGTACATCGCAACCTATACGATAGGCGACAATACTCCTTATTCCCGCCTGGGCAGTATTGAATCGGACGTGAAAGCATCGCTCTATTCCCAACGTATAGGCATTGCGGAGAATGGAGCGGCTATATATCTAATCACCCGATACGATAATACTTTCCCGACCGATACAAATGCTTATTCTGCACGAAGGGCAATATGGGAGTTTGCCAACAAGCAGGCACCCGATACGTTCAAAGGTAGAATGACTTTCAACGCAGGGGCACAATTTGGACCATCATATGCCTCCGGTATTACCGGAGTGGGCGGGTTTATAAGTGAAAAAGGCGCCGGCGAGTTGGAGAGCCTCTTCATCCGTCGTTTTCTGGAGGTTCCGGAGCTTCGGTACAACCGTGTGGGCATCAGCGTCGGGGATGACTGGAGCGCTCCGGGCGCCGGGGTGATCGAGAGTGTGGACAAGGATCAGAAGCTCGTAACGCTCAAACTCGAAGAGGGCGAGATCGGCGCCGTAGCGGTCGGGGATATATGTATGGGTATCTTCCACGACTTCGACCCGTCGAACAATGCGACGGCAGATTCCGACGACGGCCGGGGCAACTTCTCTTTCGCAGGCTTCGCAACGGTCTATTTCCGTATCACGGAGGTCCTGGGCGACCGCAACGAGCGGTTCCGCTACGAGCTGCGCCCCCTGTCGGCCACCTTTACCAAGCAGATCGATCCGATGGAATCGATGACCTTCGTAGCCTACGGATCGTTCACGAATCCCGCCCGGCAGAGCTCGCGCTACTCGACGCGCACCTACCAGCGTTATCTCCGCAATGTCAGCGACTGGGAGTTTACGGCCGAGAATATCGCCGCGCAGTTCGGCGACCTTACGAACCTCTCCGTCTTCGGGATCCAGATGTCGGGCTATTCGGCCTATCTGGATAATATCTATCTGCAAGGTATGATCAGCAGCCTGGACAAGAAGGCGCTGCTGGACACCCGGAGCAAGCTGTTCCGGCTGGTAGGCGACAACGGCGTCGGCGTGGCCTTCACCCCGGAGGCAGGCTGGAAGCAAGGCAAGCTCTACGACCCCGCGACGGGACAGTTCCAGAAGGAGTTCGACATCGAACAGATCGATCAGACGGCCACCGAAGCCCAGGCCACTGCCAATTCCGCCGATCGCAAAGCTCAGCAAGCCAAAGATTACATCGATAACACGCTGCCCGGCGAATTGTCCGAGATCAACAAACGGCTGGACGGTGTCGTGGAAAACTGGTTCTATCCCTATACTCCCTCGCTTTACAATGAACCGGCCCAAACATGGATAGCGGACGGCGAGCAGGAAAACCATATCGGCGACACGTTCACCAATACGCTGCCCGCGAATTTCGACCCGACGGACGCAGGCTGTTGGGAGCAGGGAAGCATCGGTGCATCCTATATCGACGGCATTAAGACCTGGGATCAGATCAAAATCGCCGACAGCACCCGCATCCGGCTCAAAACTCCGGTCGGAGGAATACCCAAAGGCGCCGTACTGTCGGTGGGCGAAGGCTATACGATGGGTTACAATCCGATAGCGTCATCCGGAGCGGTTATAGCAAGTTACGTATGGAGCCAGAGCTATACTGTCGGAAGCGACAATCCCTACATGGCTTTTGTCATCCGCAAAACCGATAATGCCAAAATCACTCCGGCGGAATACCCGCAGATTCACTTCACCATATCGAGCGACGAGATGACGAACCCCGATGCGGGCAAATCGTGGCGGTGGGTAAAAGAAGAGGACGGAACCTATAAATGGACGCCGATCGCCGACAGCGATGCGGTAAAGGCCCTGCAAGAGGCGGCGCGGGCGCAGGACACGGCCGATGCCAAACGTCGTGTATTCGTCGTAACACCGACTACACCCTACGATGTGGGTGACATCTGGACGCAGGGCGAAGGTGGCGACATCATGCGCTGTATCGAATCCCGTGCAACGGGTAATTTCGAGAGCTCGGATTGGGACAAAGCATCCAAATACACCGATGATACGGCAGCCAACGAAGCCAAAGACGAGATTGCGAATCTTCAGTTCGGCGCCCGCAACTATATCGCTAAACAATTTATCCGGGAATGGAACAGTGTCAAAGAGGGCGTTACGGATGTCGTAACTTCGGGGGCGGACGCGGACGGAACATATTTGTATGTCAATTGGGGCAAACTTATACAAGCCGGGCTTGCCGCAACTAACGCCTCCCAGGTTTCGACGGTCCCCGACTGTTTCGGCGGCCAGATAAAATACAAGCCGAATACTCCGTACGTCTTCAAAGCCCGAATCAAGCAGGGTGCCGAAATTACGTTCCGTATCGTATACGAAGACGGCACCAAAGAAGTGCTTTCCGCTCCTCCGGCGGGAACGGAAGGAGTATATGAAGTGGTCCACACCATCGATGCTTCGCGTGTGGTACAGAAGATATACATGTATGTCGGCAAAGGTGTTTCCATGTATCTCTACGACATTCAGCTTACGGAAGGCAACAAGGCCCCCACGGGGTATATCACGGCCGAAGAGGATGTGCAGGCGCAGATCGAACAGGTGAAGTTGGATGTGGACTACATTGCCTCGGATTCGAGCCTGACACCCTCCGATAAACAACAGGTGGCCAACGAATGGGTACGCATACAGAACGAATACTGGAGCATCATGGCGAATGCCGAAAAGTATGATGTCCCCACGGATTCATTTACGGTCTATTTCCAGGCACTCGAAGATTATCTCACGCCCCTGCTGGCCGATATGAGTACGACATCCGAGATAACCGGCACCGAGTTCAGAAAAGTATTCTCCGATTATTATGAAATAAGCAGCAACATGTCGGACTTGATCGACGACGCGATAGACGAATCCATCAAATCGACAGAGTACCTCAAGAAGGCTATGGAAGACGGAAGTACCGAGGTGAAAGGCGGTCTGATAATGACCAATGTGATGTTGCTGAAAAATGCTGAAGGCGACGTGACGGCCGGCGTGAGCGGCTTGCAGGAAGACGATGTGCCCTTCTGGTCGGGAGCCGACTACACAAACCGGAAAAAAGCCGTGTTCAGAGTACACGCCGACGGGGAAGTACACGCAACCAAAGGAACCGTCGGAATCCTGCAGGTCAAAAACGATTCCGTAGAGGTGAGCGATGCAGCCGCAAGCGGAGATAAAATCATACTCACCCCATACAGAATTACGTCCGTATCGCAGGTCCTGGGTGCTTCGAGTGTCCCGGGTGTCGTAGAAACGAAAGAAGTGAGCGCACTGGCTACGGGACAAAGCAATCCTTTTATCCGAAATGTTTACGAATCAAGTCCGCCGTTTACCTGTGGACAGGGAGTACAGATGTCGGCCCGGATTACAGGCCGCATCACAGGCAATGCCGAAGGAGGCGGCGGGGGCGTAAAGATCGAGGTGGTAAACGCTTTGACGGGGAAAGCCGATCCCCTGTACCGAAACAGCACGGCTGAAGCCCAAAACACGAATTTGAATATCGACGAGACGATTTCATATCTTTTCACTGGAGCAGCCCAGAAGTACTACATCCGGATTACGGTCGAAGCATCGGCAGCCGGAAAACTTACGGCCTCTGCAACGATGAATGCCGCCCAATTCAACTTCGTGAAAGACATCCGCAAGAACCTGATCGCTCCCAACGGAGTAGCCGTTGTGAAAGGATCGAGCAACTATGCGGTATTCACGGGAGATATTTTCGAAGTCCTGATCAGAAAAGCCGGATTACGTATTCAAAACGGATATGTATATAAGAAAGATACCGACCATACGACATGGACAAAGATTTGAGAAATACCAACGGTAGTACATTCCCATAGCGTGAACATAATAACTATGGACAAAATATTTAATAAAACGAAAAAGGTGTTGGAAGGTATTGCTACAAAGCTGTCCGAAGCACTTATGACCGTGCAAGGATGGCTTATAGGACTATTGATCGTTATCGTGAATTTCTTCGCTGGGTATCAGCTCGTACTTTATGGGGTGCTTATTGCCGTAGCCTTCGACGCTTTGTTTGGAATATGCGTCGCTCGAAAGCGCGGAGAATTTATCCTGTCAGAACTCCTGCGGGCTACGATATTCAAGCTGGCAGTTTACTTCAATCTGATCGTAGTATTCGTTTTCATCGATAAATTCGTTACGACAGGAGGTATCGAAACGAAGATTACGACCGTGATCCTGGGTTCTGCCATTTGCCTGGCAGAAGCATGGTCGAGCTGTGGCAACGCTTTAATCATCAGTCCGAACTTTCCATTCTTACGTCTGTTTCGAAAAGCATTGACCGGAGAAATAGCCCGCAAGCTCAATGTAAATCCTGAAGATGTAGAAAACATATTAAACAGCACAAAAAAATGACCAGAGGACTTCGTAACAACAATCCCGGGAATATCCGCAAGGACGGAACCCATTGGAAGGGAGAGGTGGAACCTTCCCGCGACGCTGCGTTCAAGCAGTTCGAATCTATGGCGTGGGGATACCGCGCGATGTTCAAATGCCTGAACACTTACAGCCGTAAATACGGGCTCGACACCATTCGGAAGACGATTTCACGCTGGGCACCCCCGAGCGAGAATGACACGGAAGCATATATCCGTACGGTATCCGAATTGTCCGGCGTCCCGGAAAACGGACGGATCACGGCAACCAACCGCGATGTGATGATCCCGATAGTCGCAGCTATGTCGCGCGTAGAAAATGGCGTTGATGCCTGCATGACGGACGTGATGGCCGGCTGGGACCTGTTCATCAACGGTTGATAGCTCGTACTCATTATGGTACTGCGGAAAATAATCCTGATTCTCCTTCTGACCGGCTTGTTCCTTGTCGGATGGTGGCTCGGCAGGCGATCCGTCGATGTCCGTATCATCGAGCATACTCGAATCGATACGGCCTACTTCGAAAGACCGCAACCGCATAAAATACTGTCCTCGGCTATTTCGGTAGAGGTGCCGAAATGGTTGTTCGCCCCAGCGGATACCACCTTTACCACCGTAACAATAAATCCCAACCGGGACAGTGTGCCGGTACAGCTGCCATTCGAACGCCGGGAATATCGCGACAGCAGCTACTTCGCCATAGTGAGCGGAATAGCCCTGGGCGACTGCCACCCTACCCTTGAACACATCGAAACATACGGACGTACTATCACGCAGCAGAAAATAATCCGAACGCCCTACCGATGGCAACTCGGGCCTGCCGCAGGCGTCTATTACGTTAATCGCACGGGTGGCGTATGGATCGGAGGGCAACTTCACAGAAACATCGGAAGGTTCAATATCACGGCATCCCTCGGCTGGGACCCACGCGATAACGGCCCCTATGTTCAAGGAAGCATAAGTATGGATTTATGGCGGAAATAACTTTTTAACGAATTATAATTATGGAAACAATTAAAAAAATCGGACTGCTTTTCCTTGCCTTCTTCTCATTCGTTTGTATTGTGGGTGGGATAGGAACACTCTACTATTGCCAGGTCGAAAGCAGCAACTTGTTCGCAACCGGGTTGATTCCCGTCGGGGCAATCTACTTCTACCTGCTTTGGCCGACATTGAAAAAGTATCTGTTCTAACAGCTTTCGCCCGTCAGGGGTGGGCGTAAAAAAAGCCCCTGCCTTTATTAGCGTCTCTCTTACCTTCCGCTAATAATAAAGGTGCCAACACACCACGACAGGGGCTGTAAAGCCTTTGCAAGTGTGTTGGCACTTATTTTTATTTGGTAAGAGAGTGAACAAAGGTAAGAGAAATATCCTATATGTGCAAATCTGAACTTTACCGACAAATTCTCGGCACGGTATCGCAAGAAACGGAGATTTCGGAAGAGCGAATACTATCCAAAGCCAAAAACGCCGAGATCGTGGATGCCAGGTATTTGCTGGTCTATTTCCTCTGGAGGCAGGGATTTCACGCCCCGGTCATATCCTCGCTGATGAACTTCTCACGACGGCCCATAGAGAAGATGATTTCCCAATTCGATATCCGTCGCAAACAAAGCGGTAAAATGTTCGAAATGCTCCTCGTCCGTATTGCGTCCAAACTCCGTTCCACCTGCGACTGATACGATTGATTCTCCCATCGTTCATGTCGATTTTTGCATTGTGAGCTCAACGGCAGCGTCCGCCGAACGGACGCAACAATGTAAAAGTCTAAAACAATGAACGAAAAAACTTTAGTGTTCGACAACGGTGGCGCAATGGACGGCAACCTCGTGGCCGCGTTGATGAACGGAAACAACCGCAATAACGGCTACGGCAATGGCTACGGCTGGGAGTGGATGTGGATGATCCTGCTCTGGGCTCTCTGGGGCGGCAACGGATGGGGTGGCTTCGGCGGTCGCGGAAACGGACTCTCGAATCTTCCCGCCGAGCTGAACGGCGACGCAGGGCGTCAGCTGCTGATGAATGCCATTCAGGGAAACGGCACCGCCATCAACCAGCTCGCATCTTCGCTCAACTGTTCCGTACAGCAGATTCAGACCGCTCTGTGCAACATCCAGGCACAGTCGGGCCTCTCGGCGCAGCAGATCATCAATGCCGTGCAGTCCGGCAACGCACAGGTGCTTTCGCAGATGGCCTCCTGCTGCTGCGATGTCCGCACCGCCATCGAGCGCCAGGGCTACGAAAGCCAGCTCGCAACGCTCAATCAGACCAACACTCTGACGAGCAACGCCAACACGCAGTTCAACATCCTCGGCTCGAAAATCGATGCCCAGACACAGATCATCAACGACCGTTTCTGTGCCCTCGAAATGCGCGAGATGCAGAACAAACTCGACGCCGAGCGTGCCAAGAGCGCGGCATTGGCCGGGCAGCTCTCCCAAGAACATCAGACGGCGACGATCATGCAGTCGCAGGCCCAGGCCGTAGCGCCCATCAACGCTGCGATCGGCGATCTGAGCAACCGGCTGGCCAAGATCGAGTGCGGCCTGCCGCCTACGACCGTGGTTCCCAATCCACAGGTGTACGCGATGCCCGCCTGCGTAGCCGCCCAATACGGGCTGGGCTTCGGTGCCGCGTTCGGACTCGGCGGCAACGGCGGATTCTGGGGTTAATACGGAAAGGAGGTATGCTATGGCAGTATTCCCATTTCAGTATGTCAATCGCAGAGGTATCCCGGTCATCAAAACTACGAGTGTGACGGTCAATGCCGCCGATGTCGTGTTCTCATTCCAAAACCACGCCTTTGCTAATTCCTGGTACAGGGGGCTGGTCCTGGTCGAGCTGTCGCAGGCAATACCCGCAGGCACGACAGGCACGCTTCCCGTGCTCTTCGAAACCAACGGCGTGACCAAGAATGTCACCACGTACAACGGAGCCAATGTCACCGTGTCCGACATTCCGGGGACGGGTGTATTCCAGCTCTTCTACGACAAACAGACCGACACCCTGCAACTGATGACAGGGGCCGTTTAACCAAATAATGAACCGAAGGCTTCAGGAGGGGAAACCGCCCCTCCGGAGCTTTCAAAAAACAATTAACCGAAGATGTTTGCGAATTTAACCAAAGGCGCTCCGGTATATGTACTCGATATGCGCGGAACTCCCAAATACTACATGGCCACGCTTGAAGAGGCGCCACAGCCCTATTTCCCCGCTCCCGGGAACTTTCCCCCGGCGCAGCCTTCCGTCAGCTTCCCGGTAGGGGACCAGAAATGGGTCGTCCCGGTAAATGCCGATATGGTGACAAAGGACGGACTCACGGTCACGACATCCCGCGAACGGCTCATAGACGCCATCAATGCGGCAAAGCAGCAGAGCCAGTCCGTTGTGGATTCCTACGAAAAACACAAGGCCAATCTGGAAGTTTTCGATCAGATCATGCGCGAAGTGAATCCCGCGTACGCGGGTCAGGCGCAACGCGACAAGGAGCTCCAGGAGCTGCGGGCAGAGGTGGGACAACTTCGTCAGATGCAAACGGAGTTCGCCTCCATGAAGTCATCGCTGGACGCCTTTCTTAAATCGCAAATGTCCGCTAAAACAAGCAAATCATGAGAATGTGGGAAATCGAAGGCCGGTACCGCGGTGACGGGTACGGCGAGCGTGAAGAAATCGAACGCAAGATGCGCGAAGCCTACGAGTGTGGCTACGAGGATGCCAAACGCGAAATGCGCGACGGCTACGGGGAGCGTCACACGGGAGGCTACATGCCCGACGGCTACGGTGAGCGTGGCGGAGAATACGGCAGCGACGGATATGGCGAACGAAGAGGTGTCCGGGGAACCGGACCCTACTCCAGATTCCGCCGGTAAAACGAATCCGGAGAGGGGAGAAATCCCCTCTCTTTAACAGCGAAACCTATGGACAGAGAAAGATTGGACGCAAGGGACTCCATGCCGGCAGATATTCGCGCATACCTCGAAAAAAACGGATGGTCCTTTTCGAAGAAAATGTGTGAATTTGCCGTCAGCCGCATGAAGGACCGCGACGGGAAGAAAATAGAACCCATCACCAAAGAGCAGATCGACAAATTGCTCAAGACGAACGGTATCGAGCTCAAGCACGACAACGGCTACGACTGTGTATATGTCGCGAATATGGCCCGGGCCGATTACTGGGGATCATCCATTGCCGATGAACAACACCTGGCCCTGTTCGTCAAGGATTTCATCGACGATGAAGACGCCTATCCCGGGCTGCCCTTCACACGATATTTCGCCGATCTGATAGGGTCGGGAACAAATGTTCCGTGGGAAGATGTCCTGTAACAGAATCAAATCCAGAACGCGGCTCGAAAGACCGTATGTGAGGATTCAAAAAGTGTATTCAACGACATGAAGCTGCGGGATCTGAGGATAGAGAACTATGATTGGCATGTGCGGTTTTACTTCGCCGTACATGGCTATCACACGCGCTCTATCCTTTTTTCTTTGGAACAGATAGAGTGTCCCAGGCCAATTATGGAGCGAGTACGGGAAAATTTGGAAAAGGCCGATATGGATTCGGGATTCACCTATTCCAACAAGACCCGGCGAAGGTCTGTCGTAGTCGTAGGATTGGCGTCATCCCAGGCACAATTCCTGAACTCTTTCGAGCATGAACTGCGGCACCTGTGCGACGACATCGCCGTAGCATCCGCAATGCCGATGCAAGGCGAAGAAGTAGCCTATCTGACAGGACAGATAAATACAATGCTTTGGAAAGATATTCACCAATTTATTTGTTGCAAAGGTAAATGCGACGGTTATGGACGAACAAACTAAATATCTGATGTCATTGTTGGAGATCAGCGAATGCTGCTACCCTATTTATGTAGCCGTAATCTGCGAATTGATAGAATCGATATAATAGCTGGATAAGATCGGCTTTTATATCTTCATCAATGTCCCGACAACGTGCGAAAGGCGCACTTCCTTCGTGTGCCCCGAAAGATACGTTATAAAGTAGCTTCACGTCCGGCTCCCGCCCAATAGAGTTCAATGCTTGAAACGACATTAACAGAATGAATCAAAAGAACACTTTTATCGTCTAATTGCAATTATGCAATAGGATGAACGGATGTAATTCTACATCATATATTCCGAATTGCACGGTTATTATCCTCTCCCTTTCCGCAAATTCATCAAAATAAAGGCAGCTCCTGCTGCCATCCGTCAATGTGTTCTCTAATATTCCTTTTGAATTTCCGCCATAAAAACGGCAAGGATTTGTGTGCCTTGAATCGATAGACGAAATCATGGCGATAACTCACGCCCATCCTTGCTTCCCGGCAGATAATCATTTCGAGCAATCGATTCCGTGAATAACTGATGTATATTTCGGAATCGTCACGTGCCCCGCCTCTGCGTTCGTTTTTCCTATATCGTCCCATTTGCAAATTCCGAATAAATCATTATATTTGTATCGGTGTGAGGGGTGATTCTTCGGAATTGCCTCTTTTTTATTCATCTTCGAAGGCGTCCGGTACTTCTCCGGAATGTTCCCGACAAAAACCGATTGGCCGGATCTCTGGGCCGCTGCAATCTTCGAAAACAATAATTGCCATGTTTCCGTCCGATCTGCATCCAATCAATTCACAACTATTCGGAATGTCGATTCTCACCTCAAATCTCCGATTCATAGCTACCTGCTTTTTGAGTATATCGCCGACCGCAACTCTCCAAAACGCGGATTAAGTGCCTCCGGTGTTCTGGTGTATCCTTATCCGGAGCAACATAAAACGTTACCCCCGCAATTCGAATTATTCTCGTACATTTATTTTCTATTGCCAGAAGTTTAGCACGATCTACTGTACCGTTTTTAGATGTATCTACTGCCATATGAATAAAAAAGGGAGCGATTTTGCCTCTCCCGGTTAAAACTTCTCTTTCCTTATTTGTTCTTCCAGCTCTCTTTCCGCCTTGCGTATGTCCCTCTGCAACTCCTCCAGCCGGGTG